ATGTTGACGGTGGAGACGATCGCACGGATACGACGCGAGCACGCGAAGGGGAAAAGCATCCGGGCCATTGCCCGGTCGCTGAAGGTGTCGCGGGAGACGGTGACGAAATACCCGCGCTCGGGCGAGACGGCGCCGCGCTACGAACGCCAGCACCAGCCGCTTCCGAAGTTGGCCGGGTTCCAGGAGGAGCTGGAACGGCTGATCACGGAGAACGAGCGGCGGCCGGTGCGTGACCGGCTCGACTACCTGGGGCTCTTCGGACGGCTGAAGGATGCCGGGTTCCAGGGCGGCTACGACACGGTGCGGCGCTACATCAAGCGCTTCAAGCAGCGCCAGCCGCCGAGTGGGCCGGTGAACGCCTACGTTCCGCTCACCTTCGCCCCGGCCGAGGCGTACCAGTTCGACTGGGCGGAGGAGTGGATCATCCTGGACGGGGTGACAGCCAAGGTGCAGGTGGCCCATGCCCGCCTGTGCCACAGCCGCATGCCGTTCGTGGCGGTCTACCCGCGCCAGACCCAGGAGATGGTGTTCGACGCCCACGCCCGTGCCGCGGCCTTCTACGGCGGCCTGTGCGAGCGCGGCATCTACGACAACATGAAGACGGCGGTGGACGCCGTATTTGTCGGCAAAGAGCGCCGCTTCAACCGCCGCTTCGCCCAGATGTGCTCGCATTACCTGGTCGAGCCGGTGGCCTGCACCCCGGCTTCGGGCTGGGAAAAGGGCCAGGTCGAGAACCAGGTCGGCACCTTGCGCCAGCGGCTGTTCACGCCGCGGCTGCGGGCCAAGACGCTGGAAGAGGTGAACGAACGCCTGCACGACGAGGTGATCGTCTGGGCCCAACAGACGTCGCATCCAGAGGATAAAAGCCGGACGGTGTGGGAGGTGTTCCAGGCGGAGCGGCCGGCGCTGATCACCGTGAGCGATCCTTTCGACGGCTTCCACGAGGCCACGCTCAGCGTCTCGAAAACCTGCCTGATCCACTTTGACCGCAACCGCTACAGCGTGGCCGCGGTCGCCGCCGGAAAGCCGGTGCAGGTCCGCGCCTACGCGACACGGATCGTGGTGTGGTTCAACGGGGCGATCGTCGCCGAGTACCCTCGAGCTTTCGGGCACGGCCACACGCGGTACAATCCGCTGCACTACCTTCCGGTTCTCGTCCGCAAGCCGGGGGCGCTGCGCAACGGGGCGCCGTTCCGGGACTGGGATTTGCCGCCAGCCCTGGCGACGGTGCGGACCCGCCTGGGCCGCGGCGACGACGCTGACCGGCAGTTCGTTGGCGTGCTCGCCGCCATCCTCACCGATGGCCTGGAGGCGGTGGAGGTCGCCTGCCGCGAGGCACTGGCGAGCGGTACGCACAGCCGGGACGTGATCCTGAACATCCTCGCCCGGCGCCACGACGTCACACCGGCACCGGCCATGGCGGTGCCGACGGCGTTGACGCTGTCCATCGAGCCGGCCGCCGACTGCGGGCGCTACGACCGCCTGCGCGCGGTGCGGGAGGGCTGCCATGGAACGGCATGAGCTGATGGCGCTGATGGCCGAGCTCAGCTTGGCCGGCATGCGTGCCGCCTACGACGAGGTGATGGGCGACGGGCTGAAGCGGCAGCGCACCGTCCAGCAGATCCTGGGCGATCTGCTGGCCGCGGAGCGGGCGGAGAAGCAGGCGCGCTCGATCCGTTACCAGCTCGGCGCCGCCAAGCTGCCCCTGGCCAAGACGCTGGCCGAGTTCGACTTCACCGCCAGTCCCCTCAACGAGGGGCTGGTGCGCGACCTGCACGATGGCGGCTTTCTGGAAACCCAGCGCAACGCCGTGTTCATCGGGGGAACCGGGACCGGCAAGACGCACATGTGCATCGCCATCACGGCCAACTGCGTGCGCCGCGGCGCCCGTGCCCGGTTCTTCAACGTCATCGACCTGGTGAACCGGTTGGAGGCCGAAGCCCGAACCGGGCAGGCGGGCAAACTCGCTGACCAGTTGACCCGCGTTGATCTCGTGGTGCTGGACGAACTCGGCTACCTGCCGTTCTCACAGAGGGGCGGCCAACTGCTGTTCCACGCGCTCAGCCAGTTGTACTCGCGGACCTCGGTGTTGATCACCACCAACTTGAGCTTCGCTGAATGGCCGACGGTGTTCGCTGGCGACGCCAAGATGACCACCGCTTTGCTCGACCGGCTGACGCATCACTGCGACATCCTGAAAACCGGCAACGAGAGCTGGCGGTTCAAGAACCGCTCCTGATCCAAAGCCTTCCCTCCGCCCGTTGCCCAGGGGGCCCACAGGCCCCTCCCGTGGACTCCCTGGACAACAGGTTCTGCAACCGCAAGCGTGGCTGGAAATTGCAAGCCGATGCCGGCTGGAAATTGCAAGCCGATTGACACTGCCGATCTTCCCTGAAGGCGGCAAACCCGCGTGCAAGGCTTTGTGGGGAGGTAGTTGGTTTGACATGAGAGGAGGGAGAGGAAACAATCGAAAGGGTTAGGTGGATCAATCGGTTGGCACGGCTGGAAGCGCTCGACGATTTGACGCGGAATGACCAGGATCGAGCGGAAAATGGAAAATCTTGCACATGCTTTGACACAAAACAGGTTGGTTCATTCCGTCTCGCGTCGATGGCATTTTGAGTTGACTGGCTAAGAGTGCGAGGGATCAATCAAGGCCACCACTCTCAGGGGAAGCCTCAATGACGCTCGTTATAATTTTACTGGCGATCATCGCAGCAACACTACTCTTTGGCGCAGCAGCCGTAATGAATGTATTCGGGATTATCGCGGGGTCAATATTAAGCATTATTGTTTTATCTATTGGCTGGGTAACAATAATTACGTATTGGGAAATAACGCTTGCAATTATCATGATTGCAATATTTCTGACGGCGATATTGCGAGTCCTGGTGGTTCGAAGAGAGCATATCGAACGACAGAAAATACAGGAAAAAGAAAAATCCGCCGAGCCATTTGAAAAAGATCTTCAAGGTTGGTATGAATATAAATCCGACCTTGAGCGCCGCAATATCCCACGTGATCATATCGGATACGCTGAAGCTGACGCAGCTATCAAAGAATTGGTTCAGCGTATTAAAGATGTCCGCAGTGGGAAATTGACGGCGCCATAATTTTATTCAAGCATGTGCCGGTGGATGTTTCATTTTACGAGCCTAGAGATTTTTTGAGTCCAGCCACATATCTATAGACTTTCTCAATCTGTTCAATGCTTAGATCAGATAAAGAAGATACGTGAAATTGTCCGTCCATATAGCCACGTACCCGTTCCTCAAAGCCGAGCTTACGCATATTTGTCTGAATATATTTGATGCGCCTGCTTCGCAGGCCATCATCTTCTTTCTGAGCAGCTGCTGTCCCGCTGAGGCGCCCAAGCCATTGCTGCAAATACCGCTCAGCCATACTAAATTTTCCGACTGGTATCATACGATTAGAGCCAACTTTCATTTTCATTCTTAAAGCACCCCAGACACGCTGGAACGTTGCGGGTTCCCGCTTTGTTAAGGTTTCTACACGAACAATTTCACTAACCAAGGCGTGTAACTTGCCCATCTGTGCTTCAGTGATGTGCTCAGTTCCTGGTTGTGGGATAGCAATTTCCTTGCGAACAACCCGCTCCGTCTTGATGACAGTAAAACTATTATTATTGCCGGTGATGATGTTACCGGAAACAGCAACCTCTGCGGACGGCTTCTGAGACCCTGACCGTCGGCGCGGAGTTGAAGCATATTCGAATATGTCCGCCACCCTTTTCCGTCGCCGGTCGCCGTCGTCACCGTTATTCCGAATCGCCATCATTCATCCCCAAGCATTTATGATACCAGACGTAAAATGCGCCCAACGATCTTTGGATCAGTTGTTGCGCTGTCCGTGTCATTTTCAATCGACATTTCATAAAGTTCGGTAAACACTTCGGCTTTCTTGTCAGGTGATAGGTCGCGTTTGTTCCGCCGCAGCCACTCTTCCACCAGACGAATGACATCCATCAGCGCTTGACGGTTGATTGGCTGCGAAGGCTGGGAACTCAGCGCTCCGGCCGCGACGTCAACCTCTTCACCGTGCCGCATCGGCTCGACACCCGTCGCCAGCCACTCTAGTCGAATGCCGGTTCGTGTCGCGATTTGGGCGGCATCAGAAATCTTAGGCTCTCGGTCGCCAGCGACCCAACCAGCCATTGTGCGCTGAGGAATTCCGCAAATTCGAGCTAAAGCCGTGACGTTGCCCGCTTCATCAGCGAGCTGGGCAAGGCGTGCCGCCAGCGTGCCTTGGTCAGAGTTCATAGGCTGAACCCTGACCGTAAGCGCGCTGGAAGTCTGACCAGCCAGAGTTCCAGCAAGCCTTTGACGGATAAGCGCAATTGAGCAAATAACGGCAATTATGAGCAAATTTAAACTCTGACCGCAAAATTGAGCTTGTTTGACGAGCGCGAATGAGCCAAATTTCAGCCATGGAACTTAAAACCTCAAGCTCAGACATCCCGAAAAAAGCCCGCGTCCGCGGGCCGTGGATTGTGTTTCGACTGCGTATCGCCGGGTCCAGCCTGTCGGCTTTAGCCGCCGAGTTGAGCGTGACGGTAGCAGCAGTCAGCGACGCGGTCACGAACGGGTCGTCCGAACGCCTGGAACGGGCGGTTGCCGAGAAGCTCCACCTACCCGTCCAGAAGCTCTTTCCCGAGCGCTACGACGCCGCCGGCCATCGCCTGCGTCCCAAGCGCAAACGTACCACGCCCCGCTCCCCCCGCAATGTCAAAGGTCAGGAGGCCGCGTAGGCATGAGCCATTCCTTTTCCGCGCTGGCGAGTACCTGGGCATGACGCGCCGCCGCCGTCACACTGGCACCAGCCCGCATCCGGCGCAGTTCAGCATGCTCCCGGATGTCTACTGCGCCCTGCCCAAACCTCCCGTCGCTCTGCCCGGCAGCCTGGGATGCGCAACGCGGGTTGCCGGTCTGGTTGCCTACGGCCTGGATCAAGCCCGCATCGAGCGCGGCCGTAGCCGCGATGATGTCGCCACCCGCATGTCGGAACTGACGGGCGAACGCATCACCCGTGACATGTTGAACGCCATGACGGCCGACAGCCATCAGGGGCATCGCTTCCCCTTGCAGTGGTTGCCCGCCTTCGCCGAAGCGACCGGTGAGTATACGTTGCTGACCCAGATCGCTGAGCTGGTCGGTGCCATGGTACTGATCGGGCAGGATGTGATCGCCGCCAAGATGGCCGAACAGGATCGCATCGCCGCCCAGGCGCAGGCTGAGAAGCGGCGCCTTGCCAAGATGGGCGGTCGCTATGCGTGACGCTCTGACGGCCAAAGAGATTGCGTCTCTGCGCTCCTGTCTTCCTGTTCCGGCGGAGAGTGAGTCCGGCACGATCCGGGTTCTCAAGCGGGACGGCTGGCCCTCTCGCCCTCGCAAGGGCAAGAGGGGCGGCGGCCTAGAGTACCCGATCGAATTCTGGCCGGCGCCGCTGCGCGAGGCTCTGACGGAGGCGGTCAAAGCCGGTGTGCCGGCTGTGCGCGCCATCCTTGAAATCGAAGACGGCGTCACGTCCAGCGCGCTGCCGGTCCCCACAACGCGGGCCGCCACTCCAGCCCCCGCCGTCGCCACCGAACCCGCGCGTCTCGCCGACTGGCAGCGGCGCACCCGCGACGCCCGCGCCGCAGTGCTGGCCGAGGTCGACCGCCTCCAGCTGCTCGGAGGTACGAGCACGACGCGTGCCGTCGCTCTCGTGGCCCAGGGCGCTCGCATCGGGCAGTTGTCGTCGGCGTTGTTGTCCTTGGTGCCGGTCGCCAACGCCCGCTCCCGCAAGGGTGAAGGCAACCGCACGCTGTCGGTCGAAACCGTGCTCCGTTGGTACCGCGCCCGCGCCGCCCACGGCATCGCCGGCTTGGTGCCCAAGGAAAGCAAGCCGGCGGCTCCGGTGCCGGTGTGGCTGGCGCCGCTGCTCAAGCTCTGGCGTCAGCCGCAGCACCCGTCGCTGCTCGCCTGTCTGGAAGAGCTGCCGAAGCACCTCCCCCCCGACATAACCGCACCGACCGAAACCACCGCTCGCCGCTGGATGAACAAGATGTCGATCCAGGAACGCAGCAAGGGCCGGTTGGGGCAGCGCGCCATGCTGGCACTGAAAGCCTTCATCAGACGCGACACGTCGATGTTGGAGCCGATGGACATCGTCGTGTCAGACGGCCACACATTCCGCGCCCGTTGCGCTCATCCGATCCACGGCAAGCCGTTCCAGCCCGAGGTGATGGCCGTCATGGACGCCGCCACCCGCTACGTCTGCGGCTGGTCGGCCGGGCTGTCGGAAAGCACGCACGTCGTGATGGATGGGCTTCGGCACGGCGTCTCCAACCTCGGCTTGTTCGCCATCATGTACACGGACCGGGGCAGCGGCTTCGTCAACGAGGTGACGGGCGACGAGCTGACGGGTTTCTACGCTCGACTACACTGCATCCACGAGAAGGCGCAGGCCGGCCGCGCCCAGGCCCGCGGCCTGATCGAACGCCCCAACCAGTCGCTGTGGCGCCGTTCGGCGAAGAAGCAGGTTTCCTACGTCGCCCGTGACATGGACCGCGAAGCGGCCCGACGGATCGACAAGTTGACCACTGACGACATCAAGCGGGCCGGCCGGTCCGACCTGTTGCCGAGCTGGCAGGAGTTGCTGACCTTCCTCCGGGCGGAAGTCGACGCCTACAACAACCGCCCGCACAGCAAGCTGCCGAAAATCCGGGATCCGCAGACGCTGGAGATGCGCCACATGTCGCCGGCCGAGTGCCTGCAATCCTGGCGGGACAAGGGCTGGCAGCCGATGATGCTCGACGCGGCCGAGATGGACGATCTGTTCCGGCCCTACGAGCGCCGCGCCACCCGCCGGGGCGAAGTCCAGCTCCCTTGGGGTCGCTACTACCATCAGCAGCTCGTCCAGCACCACGGTGATACGGTGCTGGTCGGCTACGACATCCACGATGGTGACCGGGTGTGGGTCCGGTCGGTGGAAGGCCGGCTGCTGTGCGTCGCGCAGCGGGACGGCAACGTCCAGCCCTACATGCCGGCCACGAAGGTCGAGCATGCCCGCAACGTCCGTGCCAAGGGGCGCGCCCGCATCGCCCATGACCGGCTGCGCGAGATCGAGCTGGAGCGGGCCGGGGCCGGGCCGCTGATCGACGTGGCCCCCGTCCAGTTGACGCCCGACCAGATCGAGGCGGCCGACGCGATGTACGCCGCGTTGGAGCCTCCGGTTCCCGCCGCCCAGCCCGTGGCGGCGGATGTCCGGCCGAATTTCGCGGACGACACGTCCTGGGCACGCTGGCTGGCGGCCCATCCGGACGGCGCCACCGACGACGACCGCAAGTATCTGGCGGAGCAGCTCCGCCGCAACCCCTTCCGCATGCTGATGGCGGCCGAGGACGTGTCCCTCGACGCGCTCGCCGCCATCGTGCGCAAACCCAAGGCCGAGAACAGCCATGCGTAACAAGTACATCAAGACGAGCAACACCACCCGCTTCCTGGCCAAGCTGGCTGCCTTGCAGGATCGCGGCGCCGAGGAAGCCTGCCTGATGGTGGTGGACGGGCCGCCCGGCCTGGGGAAGACCGAAACCGTCCAGTGGTGGGCCACTCAGCAGGGCGTGGTGTTCCTCCGCGCGAAGCAGGGCTGGACGCCGTCCTGGATGCTGCGCGAGTTGCTGGGCGAACTGTCCACGGCACCGCTGCACACGTTCGAGCGGATGTACGGCCAGACCCTGGAAGCCCTTGCCGCCCGGTCCCGGCTGTCCGTGCAGGAAGGCGGGCAGATGGCGGTGGTGATCGACGAGGTCGACCACATCGCCCGGCGCACCGATGTGCTGGAAACCCTGCGCGACCTGTCCGACATGCTAGAGATCCCGTTCATCCTGGTCGGCATGGATCGGGTGCGCAGTTCCTTGACGCGCCACCGTCAGATCGGCAGCCGCGTCGGTCAGTTCTGCGAGTTCCACCCCCTCACGCCCGAGGACACCGCCGCCCTGGTCAGCGGCCTGTCGGAGGTGTCGGTCGCCGGCTGCATGCTGGATTTCCTGCACCGTTCCTGCGGCGGCTACATCCGCGAGCTGAAGGAGGGGATCAAGTCGATCGAGCGGTGTGGCCGGCGCAACTCCGGGGCGGTGACCGTGGCGATGATGGCCGGGCAGGTGCTGCTGAACGACCGCACCTCGGGCCGCCCCATCACGGTCAAGGAGTAGCCGGCCATGGCCACCGAAACCGGCAACGCCACGCTGCAACAGGCCGTCCTCGCCGCGCTGTCGGACGCCGGGCGCTGCATCCCGTTCGACGAGCTGACCGGGCGAACGGGGTTGGCGGCGCATCAGGTGTCCCACGGCGCCCGCGGCCTGATCGAGCGCGGCTTCGTCGTGCGGCGGGAGCGGGGCTGCTACGAGGTGACGCAGGCCGGCGCCGATTTCAGGGCCACGGGAGCGCCGCTGAACGGCGGTCCGACCGGTTCGCTGCCCCGAATGCGGGCAGCGCCCAAATCCCTGCCGACGCGGCTGTGGCGCGCCATACGGATGCGCCGCAAATTCACCATCGGCGATCTTCTGGATCTGGCGGCTGGCGAGGAAACGTGCCCGCGCTCGCTGGCGCACCGGTACGTCCGCGCCCTGCAACAGGCGGGCTATCTGGCGGAGCTGCGCCCGACCAAGGTAGAAGGGCCGGGGCGACCGCCGGTCAAACGCTACGCACTGATCCGTGACAGCGGCCCCCTGACCCCGATTGCCCGCGCCAGGGCTTCCGAGGTGTACGACCCCAACACCGACACCGTCCATGCCCGCAACAGCCAGAGGGGCGACCAGCCATGACGGCGGCCGAGATCGAGACGGCCATGGCCCTACTGCGCGCCCGCGTCGAGGCGACCAGCATCGCCGCCACTGCCCGCGAGATTGAGTATTCCCGTCCCGCCGTCTCCATGGCCCTGGCGGGCAGCTACGTCGGTGGGCTGGACCGGATGGCGCGGCGGGTGATCGAGCGCTTCGGTGCCGTCGCCTGCCCGTATCTCGGCGAGGCCATCGCGATTGACGTGTGCAGCAAGCACCGCGCCCGCCCGATGCCCACGGGCTCCGCCCGCAGTTTCCGCCACTGGCAGGCGTGCCGCCAGTGCTCGTCCAACCCTGATCGCGCGAGAGGTTCCGATGCTGAGCGGTGATCTTCGTTCCCTGTGCGGCACCTTCCGGCGGCGGGTGGCGGCCTTCGACGGTCAGATCTTCATGGACAGCCATCAGGCCGCCAACGTGATCGGCCTGCTGGAGGCGCTGGCCGACCAAGCCGAGCGGCTGGAACAGCATGTCGTCCCCGCGTCGGCGCGGGACATCCCTGACGGCGTGATCGATCTGTCGGCCGAGCGTCGGCGCCGCGCCCAGTCTCCGGTCGGTGGAGACGCCGCATGAGCGCGCCCCAGGCTTATACCGACGCCACCCTCCTGCGCATGCTGCGCGCCTACGCCACGCTGGAGGCGGACGGCCAGACCATGTCGGCCATCGCGCTCGCCGAGCAGATCGGCATGGCGGGCGGCACCGGTCCCGGCCTGCGCCGCGCCTGCGTCGAGTGCGGCTGGCTGGATGTCGTCGAGCCGCCCCGCGGCAGCCTGCCCGGCCGGCTGCGGGTAACGTCTGCCGGCTGGGCTGCGCTGGACACGGGTGTGGCGGCGGCGCCGGTCAAGGCCGTGCCCTACAGCCGCGCCAAGGCCCTGCGCGCCCTGCGGCTGGTCGCCGACGCCGAGGCTGCCGGATCGACGATCAGCGGGCCGGACCTTGGCGTCGCTCTGGACTGCTCCGAACAGCACGGTGCGGCCATCCGTGCCGACCTCCTCAGTCGCGGCTGGGTTAGGGCGGCGGGCTGGCTGGGCCGCACCAGCGTGCTGCGGCTGACGGTGCTGGGGTGGGATGCGCTGGTCGATGCGCCGCCACCCCAGAAGGGAGGACAGTCCGCGCTCCGTCAGCGGCGGTGCCTGTGCTGCGGCAGCGACTTCGCGTCCGAGGGGGTGGGCAACCGCATCTGCACACCCTGCAAGGGCACCACCGCCTTCCAGTCCAGCGAGGTGACCTTGCATGCTGTCGCACGGTCGCGCCGATGACCGCGCTCCGGCCCGGCGCCCTGGTCGAGATCGACATCGCCACGGCCGAGGGCCGCCGCACCGTCATCCGCCGGATCTCAACGTGGCAGGACCGTGGCGGCGACCGCTACGCCTGCCTCCTCGCCGATCCGGACGGCGGCGGGCTGTCGTCCGCCACCCTGGCGCAGCACGCCGGCCGCTGGCTGTGCGTCTCGCTGCTGGTCGCCATCCAGCCGCCGCCCTCCGATCCCCGCCGGGGCCGGCCGTGACCGACGCCGGCACCCGCATCCAGGCGGCGCTGCACACCGCCTTTGGCCTCGCCCCGCCCACCGCTTCGCCGGCCCCCGCCGGGCCGGAGCGCTTCCCCGCCATTTTCTTCGCAGTGAAAGACGAACCCATGGACACCGTCACCACCACCACGATCCCGGCCGGCTACATGGCCGATGCCAAGGGCCGGCTGGTTCCCGAAGCGCTGGTCAAGCCGGTCGACAAGCTTCAGGACCAGCTCGTGCGCAAGCTGATGGGCTACGCCGACGCCCTGTCGGCTGAGGTCGCCCGCTTCAAGAGCCACACCTTCGACGACGTCGGTGCGTTCCTGGCGCTCTTGGCCGAGCAGTACGACGCCCAGCGCGGCGGCCAGAAGGGCAACCTGACCCTGACCAGCTACGACGGGACGCTGCGGGTGCAGGTCGCCGTCGCCGACAACATGACCTTCGGGCCGGAGCTTCAGATTGCGAAGAACCTGATCGACGAGTGCATCGCCGAATGGGCCGCCGACGCGAACGTCAACATCCGCGCCCTGGTCGAGCATGCCTTCCGCGTCGACAAGGAAGGGCAGGTCAGCCGGGACGGCGTTTTTGCCCTGCGCCGCGTGGCGATCGAAGACGACAGGTGGCAGCGGGCCATGGCGGCGATTGCCGACAGCGTGCGGATCGAAGGAACCAAGACCTACGTCCGGTTCCACCGCCGACCGACGCCCGACGCCCGTTGGGAAGCCGTCACCATCGACCTTGCCAGCGCGTGAGGTGCAGCATGGCCAAGCTCCCCCTTGCCGTTTTCTGCTACCGCTCCGGAGAAATCGGCTTCTCCCACATCGCCCCCAAGGGCGCCCTGGTGCTGGGGCGTGGTCCCGCCGCCCATGTCCGCAAGGCGGCTGAAGTGGTCGCCCGGCACGGCTATGACGGCCGGACGCTTCTGGTTCCTGGCATCCCGGAGGCCAGGACCGACGAGGTCGCGCTTGAGGCGGCCAGTTGGTTCCGCAAGCAGATCAAGCGCCGGCTCGCCAGCTATGCGGTGGAGGCGCCCCATGTGTGACCGCATCCACACCGCCACACTGACGGAAGGACGCCCCGTCGAAGTGGAGCTGGTCCAGTACCCGCCCGTCTTCGACGGCCCGGCCGGTCACGCGCTGGCGCACGTCCTGTCGGACGTAGCGTCCCGGCGCGTCCATCAGATCGAGCGCGGTTATGACCACGCTCATGATGATGCCCACAACGCGGAGGACATGGAGGGGCACATCCACGCGCAACTCCACCGCTTATCCCGCGCTGAGACGGATGCCGCCTACCGCGACCGTCTGCTCGACGTGGCGGCCCTGACGGTCGCCGCGATCGAGCGCTGGGACCGCCCGGCGCCCGTGATGCCCGTGTCCAGCCGCCTGCCGCTGGAGCAGGAGGTGACGCACTGGCTCCGCCGTCACATCGGCGAGGCCATGGGCCGCACCGGCGAGGCGGCGATCGCCGCCGTCACACCCCGGATGCTGGTCGGCCGGCTGCTGGGCGCCATCCCCGACATGGAGAAACTGGAGACCGCCATCGCGTCCCGCTGGGGCGTGGTGCTGGTGATTTCCAGCGGCAACACCGTCGCCGAGGTGGCCGGCGCCATCGTCGGCGCCAGCCGGAAGGGGGCCGCATCATGAGCAGCCCTTGCCCCGTCCCCGGCTGCACCGGCTCTCAGCGGGCCGGAAAGCTGATGTGTCTGCGTCACTGGCGGCTGGTATCACCGGCGACGCAGGCGGAGGTCTATCGGACATGGCGCGCCTTCAGCCGCAACCGGCGCGCCGTAGGTGACGCCACCTGGGAGGCCCTGCGCGCCTACCGCACCGCTCGCGACAAGGCGATCAACGAAGCCGCCCGCGAGCAACAGCTCCATGAGCAGCCGGATCAGCTTGACCGACTGGCTGAAGCCGCGAAAGGGCTGATGCCATGACCGATCTGCCTGCCTTATTCCACGAACTGGTCGCCGCCTGCATCGACGAGGACGGCGTCTGGCCGCACCAGATGATCACCCGCCATGGTGACAGGCTTGAACTGGGGGCGCTCGCTCTGCCGCCCGGAGGCGTCATGGCCCATCTGCGCCGCACCATCCTCGGCGGCGCTGACGAGCTGATCTACGGCATGGACCGCTACACCAAGCCGGGCCAGAGCACCGAGTTCACGGATTGTATCGCGGGTGGCTGGTACCGCCGCGCCGTGGGCTGGCGGATCGGCGTCATCAACTACCGGAACGAGCCGCGCATCGTCCGCGCCTGGGATTGGAGCAACGTGTGGTGGACCAACGCGGTCGCTCATGAGCTGCGCCAGATCCTTCCGGATTTTCGTTTCGCGGATCCGCTGGACGCCGTGGTGGGGCACGCATGAAGGCCGCCCCCATCGCTCTGTCCGTCACCGTCTATGACGGCGTCGTCCCCGTCCTCCTGGTCGCCGGCATCCCCGGCCACCGGGAGGAGGTCGGTTTCCTTCTCGACGGCCCGCACGTCCGGACGCTCCGGCCGACGCGTGGCATCCCCGCGCGCCTGCCCGAGCGCCCGATGGTGCCGGGCCAGTCCAGCCTTGCCGCGATCCTGCGCCGGTCGGCGACCGTCGCGGCCGACCTTCCCGCCGATTGAGGCCGCCATGCTTCCCGCCGATCTGTCGCCCACGACCATCGACCGCCGCATTCTCAAGCACCACGCCGCCGGTCGTCCGCCGGAGGAGATTGCGGCGCTCCTGATGCTTCCCTGACAGCGCGTGGCCGCCGTGCTTCCGCCCACGCCGATCACTTCGCCCTCGGCGCCCGTGCCGGAGCCCGCGCCGCTGCGCATCGTTCTGCCGGAGCCGGCCACATCGGTGCCGGCACCGTCCAAACCCGCGCGCACCGCAACGCCGGCTCCGGCCGGCGCACCACCTTCCATGGCCGACGCAATCTTGCGCATCTTCGCCGCCGCCGTCGACGCCGGGGCGGCCTGTCCGACGAACGCTGAAGTCGCCCGTCAGATCGGCACCGACCTTCGCCGAGCGTCGCGCGCCATCGGCACCCTGGCCAGCGACGGGCGCCTGTCGTTCGAGTACCGTAAAGGAGCGGAGCGTCGCGCGACCATCGCCGGGAAGTCGAGCCGGTGGAGTGTTCAGCGCTTCGGCCGCACCACGCCCTCCACAACGTCGCCGCTGTTCGGCGTCGACGTCGTCGACCAAGCCCGCCGTCACCTGATGAGCCGGGGCTACGTGGTCCTGTCGGCCGGCGCCGGTGCCCACCGCGTGGACCGCCAGACCCTGTCCGACGACGAGCTGGTCGAGAAGGCCAACCGGTCGCTCTCGGCGCTGGGCCGCCCGCCGCTCTCCGGCCGGCTGGAGAGCTGAATCATGCCGCGCGACACCGCCGCCCTTGCGCTCTCCCTCGGCGTGGCCGCCCAGCGCCTGCACCAGGGCCGCGCCTTGGATGGTGCGTCGCGTGCCCAGCTTGCGCGCCTCCTCCTCCGTGCCGCCATGGCGTTGACCGGCGTCACGCCGCCCGTGCGTCTCGACGCCGATCCGCGCGCCCTGTTCGACGTCACCATGGATCTGTGCCGGGAAGCCGGCGTCACGCCGGGCGATCTGGCAGCCTGGTTCAACGACGCCGCCGAACGGAACGTCGGCCCGCTGACTCGGAGGGCGCCGTGATGCGGCAGCTCGACCTCTTCCGCAAGCCCCGTGCGCCAGCTCGTCACCGGCCCCGCACCATGCATGTGTTCGACGCCGGCAATCCGAGCCACGATGGACGGGCCTACATCCGACTGTGGTGCAAAATCTGCCACCACACGACCGGCTGGGTTCCGGAGCGCAGCGTCACCGCCGAACGCAAAGGCCGTGTCTGCCCAATCTGCAAGGGTGATCCGGCCAAGGCCAAGAAGGGAGTGCCGTCATGACCCGCACCGTCAAAACCCCCGCAACCGTTGACGCCTTGAAGCCGCTCCGGACCAAGGTCCAGGTGCTCCGCCGTCAGGTCCCCGACTTGGCCGACGACGACGTCTGGCGCCCCTGGCTGGCCCATGTCACCGGCGGCACCACCTCCACCCGGTCGATGACCGAAACCCAGCTCCGCGCCGTCGTCGACGCCCTGCACGGAGCCGGCGCGCCCCGCAAGGCCCCGGCGGCGATCGGCCGGCGCCGCTACACCGACACGGCGCAGATGGCGATGATCCGGGGCCTTTGGTTGGAGCTGGCCGACCTCGGCGCCGTCCGGGATCGGTCCGAGGCGGCGCTCGCCGCCTTCGTGAAGCGGCAGACCCGCCAGGACGTCGGCTGGCTGTCGCCCCAGGTCGCCGTCCGTGTCGTCGAGGCGCTGAAGAGCTGGCGCACCCGCGCCACCACCCGGCCAGAGGATCCTTCGTTATGACCACCGACGTCCCGCCCGGCCTTACCCCGCACATCCTGCCCGGCATCCTGCGCGAGATCGCCGAGATTGCCGGCTTGCAGGCGGCGGTCGATCTGTGCGTGGCCGCACGCGGACGTCGCTTCTACATCCCGGAGCGGAACAGCCTGACCAAGGCCCATCCCTTGGTGCGGGCGGTCGGGTGGCGCGCCGCCCGCCTGATCGCCCAGGCGTATGGCCGCGAAACCTTGTCCATCCCGAACGCCCGGCCTGTGTTGCGGGCCTACCGCGCTCGCGTCCTGCGCACCGCCGGTTACACCACGTCCCAAATCGCTATGCTCCTCGACATGAGCCGGGAGCATGTGCAGCATTTGGCGCCCGCCATCAGCTTTCCGCCCGCACCGGTGGACAGGCGGGTTCTGCGCGCGATCTTCAGTGACGTTCCCCATCGCTTCAGCCGCATGAAGCCCGGTGAGATGCTCGTCACGGAACCGCAGGCTCCGCCCGCCCGCCCGCTCCCCCTGTTCGACAGCATCGGGATAACGCTGCCTGACTGAGGTAGCCCACTCGATTTCGTCTCCATGTCGATAGGGGTAGCAACGCGCGAAAATGGTTGTCATGACGACAACCGCCCCCCTGGCCACCGGCCTCTCCGTCTCCCACTTCGCGCGCCACATCGTGCGCGATACCCTGGCCCGCCTCTCCGGTCCGGACGCTCCCGGCATCGACAGCGAGGCGGCCGTAGCCCTTCTGCTCGGCACCGCCGCACAGGAAAGCGGTTTCAGAGCTTTGGACCAGATCACCGGTCCCGGCGACATCCGCCTCGGCCCCGCCTACGGCATCTATCAAATCGAGCCGGCGACCCGTGCGGACGTCCACGCCAATTTCCTGCGGCACCGTCCCGAACTGAACGCGCGCGTCTGCCGCCTGCTGGCCGCCGACCCGTCGCCGGATCACCAGCTCGCTTCCAACCTCGCCTACGCCACGGCCATCGCCCGCCTGATCTACTACCGCTCGCCCGTCCGCCTCGCCGCCCCCGGTGACGTAGAGGGGCATGGGCGCGTCTGGAAGCAGGTCTACAACACCCCGAAGGGCAAGGGGCGGGTCGAGGACTTCGTCGACAACTACCGGCGCCGTGTCGCGCCTTTCCTGTAGGAGGCTCCCATTGTCCGTCGCCCTTACGCCGGCCGGCCTGAGCCGGTCTTTGCTCGCCCTTTCCATCGCCGCCCTGGTGCCGCTGCCGGCGCTGGCAAGCGCGGCGGGCGGCACCACGGTCGACCTGTCCGGCATCGCCAGCACCGTCGTCACCGTCATCGGCGCCGCCGCGCTCTGGCTCGGGCGCGCCGTCATCAGCGTGCTGGTGAGCCACATCCAGCAACGGACCCGGCTCGACCTGGACGAGCACGTCCGCGACTACCTGGACAGGGCGCTGCTTCAGGCCGTGGCCTACGCCGAGACGCGGATCGACGAGGCGGCCGACGCCTCCCTGTCGGCGGTCGACCTGCACAACCGCACCCTGGCTCTCGCCGTCAACTACGCGCTGGACCGCGTGCCCGACGCCCTTGCCCATTTCGGGATCACCGCGGCGGCGCTGACCACCATGGTCGAGGCGCGGATGGCGCGCACCTTCGGCTCGGTCATCCTCCAGAACGACGACGGCCACACCGTCTTCCAGGATGGTTCCGCCGGAGCGCCGGCCGTTGGCTGACGACGCTGACCGGGCGGCCGAGGCCGCCGCCCGCATCGACCTGATGGCGCCGGTCGCGGACATCCGCGACCGGCTCGCCGCCCCCGGCCGCGACCATTGCCAGGATTGCGGCGAGCCCATCCCAACCGCCCGCCGCATCGCCTACGAGGCCGCGACGCGCTGCATCGACTGCCAGACAGAAACCGAGGAACGCCCGCGATGATGCAATGGCTGCGCGATTACTGGCCCATCGTCGCCTTCGTCCTGGCGATGCTCGTCTTCCCCTTCGTCAAATGGGTCGTCGGCCAGCTCCGCAAGGGGCTGGCCAGCCATGACGACTTGCAGAGCCTGCGCATCGACGCGGCCGAGAAGATCGCCTCCAGCGCCAAGGCGTCCGCCGACGCCGCCGTGGCGCTGGAGGCGCGCCTCAACGCGCGGTTCGACCTGCTGTCCGAGTGGGTCGCCAACCACAACGTCGCCCACGCCAAGCTCGACGGCCAGATGGACCAGCTGCGCCAGACCATGGAACAGATGCCGACGGCGGCCCAGATCACCAACGTACTGGTCCGCCTGACCGAGGTGCAGGGCGACATCAAGGCGGTGCAGCGCACCGTCGACCAGATCGACGAGCGGGTGCTCCGCCACGAGGGCATCTTCTCCAACGCCGCCGCAAACCGTCAAAAGGTGTCCGCATGACCGACCATTTCGAGCTGGAGGCCGAGGGCGCGGCGTGGCTGCGCTCCACCCGTCTGGCGATGCTGATCGCCGCCTACAAGTTGCCCGGTCATTCGATCAAGGAAGGGGCGCTCCACCGCATCCTGACCGGCTCCCAGCGCATCCGCATCTCCCGTCAGCAGGTCGCCGAACAGGTGCGCTTCCTGGGTTCCGTCGGCCTCGCCTTCGCCGACGAGACGGGGAACGACGTGGTCCTCACCCTGACCGACAACGGCGTCGATCTGGTGTGCGGCAACGGCACCCACTCCGCCGTGGACAGCCCCAGCGCCGGCACCGCCCGCCGGCTGGCCCTGCTGACGGCGGCCGGGCTGGCCCGTGGCACGCTGGAGCAGAGCTGATGGCCCACGGTGACGCCACCCGCGCCGATCTGCGGCGCGCCTATGTCTATGACCGGCTGGAGCTGCCAGCGGCGGCCGACCGGGTCGCCGTCTCCCTGTCCACCGCCCGGCGCTGGAAGAGCGACGCGGAGGCCGAGGGCGACGACTGGGAAAAGGCGCGCACCGCCGCGCGGCTCGCCGGCGATGGTCGCCAGTCCGTCGCCGAGATGATCCTCAACGACTATCTGATGCTTCATCAGGCGTGCATGGAGGAGGTCAAGGCGGCGCGGACCATTGACCCGCTGAAGAAGGCGGAAGTGCTGTCCCGCTTGGCCGATGCCTTCAACAAGACGATGGGCGCCGTGAGCAAGGCGTCGCCCGAGCTGTCGCGCCTCGCCGTCGCCACCGACGTCATCCAGCGCCTCGCCGGCTTCATCCGCAAGCGCAAGGCGCCCCCGGCCGTGCTGGAGTTCCTGATCGACGCGCTGGACGAGTTCGCGTCCGAGCTGGCGCGGGACTTCGCCTGATGGCGCGTCATCGGTCCGAGCATCTGACCAAGCTGTCGCGGAAGGAGTTCCTCGACACCGTCGCCGAGATGCGTGCCGAATGGCAGGCGTCGATCGAGGCCGAGGTGACGGGACTGGACGAGGCCGCCGACGCCATCGCCGCGCGGCGTGCCCAGGCCCTGGCGCCGGACGGGCTGGAGTTCTTCGCCCGGACCTACTTCCCGCACTACATCAAGTCGCCGAACTCCCGGCTGCACGACCATCTCTACGCCCGCATCCCTGAGCTGCTCGCCTCGCCCGAAGGCGAAACCGACGCCATCGCCGCCCCGCGCGGCGAGGCGAAGTCCACCATCTGCTCCCAGCTCACGCCGCTCTGGTGCATCGCCCGCGCGATCAAGAAATACATCCTGGTCATCATGGATGTGAACGAGCAGGCCGTCCTGATGGTCGAGGCGATCAAGACGGAGCTGGAGAGCAACCCACGCCTGAAGCTCGACTTCCCGGAGATTTGCGGGCAGGGGCGGACCTGGAAGGAAGGCGTCATCGTCACTGCCAACGGCATCAAGGTGCACGCGCGCGGTGGCGGGCAGCGGGTGCGCGGCCTGCGCCACGGCCCTCACCGGCCCGATCTGGCCGTGCTCGACGATCTGGAGAACGACGAGAACGTCCGCACCGTCGACCAGCGCAACAAGCTGGAGCGGTGGCTGAACTCCGCCGTCATCAACGTCGGCGACGCGGCCGGATCGCTGGACATCCTCTACATCGGCACGATCCTGCACTACGACAGCGTGCTCAGCAGGACGATGAAGAACCCGCTCTGGCGGTCGGTGAAGCTCCAGTCGGTGCGCCGCTGGCCCGACCGGATGGATCTCTGGGAGAAGTGGGAGGAGAAGCTTCGCAACGACGGCAAGGACGCCGCCGAGCGTTTCCTCGCCGCCAACCTCGCCGCCATGGTGCGCGGGGCCGAGGTGTCCTGGCCGGCGGTGCGGCCCTTCCAGGCGCTGATGAAGCTCCGCTTCAAGATCGGCCGGACCGCCTTCGCCAGCGAGCAGCAGAACGACCCACTGTCCGAGGATGACCGGGTGTTCGGCGTCATCACCTACTGGGTGCAGCGTTCCGATGTCTGGGCGTTCTTCGGCGCGGTCGATCCCAGCATGGGCAAGCAGAACAAATCGCGCGATCCGTCCGCCATCCTGGTCGGCGGCTATGACCGTGAGAAGAAGATCCTCGACGTCGTCGAGGCGTCGATCAAGCGGCGCGTCCCGGCCAAGATCATCAACGACGTGATCGGCTTCCAGGACACCTATCACTGCACGAGCTGGGGCGTGGAAGCCATCCAGTTCCAGGAATTCTTCCGCACCAGCCCGCTGGAGAAGTCGGTGGAGCGCGGCATCCCGGTACCGGCCAAGGCCGTGGTGCCCCACACCGACAAGGCCCTGCGGATCGAGAGCCTGGAGCCCTACCTGTCGGCCGGCATGATTCGGCTCTCGGCCGCCATGTCCCAGCTGATCGAGCAGATCGAGCATTACCCGCTGGTCGACCATGACGATGGCGTCGATTGCCTGGAAATGCTCTGGCAGATCGCCATCGGCTCGCGCGCCGCCGCCGGCGCCAGCGTGCCGCCAGCGGGTGACCGAGGCGAGCGCGGCCGGCGCACCCAGGCAACGGGCGCGCCCCGCGAGCGCGGACGGATGTTTGGCGGGCTGTCGCGCCTGCTGCGGAGGTTGTGATGTGGTTCCTGGATCCGAAACTCTGGCTGGCCCAGTTCGGCCTTGCAGCCGGTCCGGTGTCCGCGCCGTTGCGCGAGGCGGCCGGCGACAGCATCGCCCCCGACGACGAGGACGGGTCCTGGCGCCCCATCTCCTCGGATGCGTCGCGCGACCTGGCGCCGATGACACAGGTGCGCATGCAGAAGCTGGCCGTCTACGCCTGGGAGCGCAACCGGCTGGCCAACCGCCTGATCGAGCTGCCCTTGGCCTTTTTGTTGGCCGAGGGCTGGAAACTGGAGGCCGACGACGACGAGGCGCAGGGCTGGCTCGACGGCTTCGTGCGCGACCCGATCAACCGGCTCGACCGCAAGTTCAAGATGTACGCCCGCGAGCTGGGGCTGTTCGGCGAGCTGTGCTTCCGGGTGTTCGAGAACGAGACGTCCGGCGCCATCCGTCTCGGCTACGTCGACCCCGGCACCATCGAGGCGATCGTCACCGATCCCGACAACGCCGCCCAGCCGATCGGCGTGGTGGTGCGCAAGTTGTCGGGCGGGCGCAAGCTGTACCGGGTGATCGTCGCCGGCGACGACGACCAGCTGTTCGGCGAAGGCGCCCTGCGCCTGCGCGCCGGCATGACGGACGGTGATTGCTTCTTCTTCCGCATCAACGGGCTGGCGCTGGGGCGCCGGGGGCGTTCCGACCTGCTCTCGGCGGTGGACAAGTGCGACGCCTACGAGGAGATGCTGTTCGGCGAGATCGAGCGCGTCGAGCTGCAACGCTCCGTCCTGTGGGACGTCACGCTGGACGGCGCCGATCAGGCCGAGGTCGACGAGCGTGCGTCCAAGATCGAGGCGCCGCGCCCGCGCACTGTGCGGGTCCACAACGAGCGGGAGAAGTGGGAGGCCATCGCCCCGACCTTCTCGGCGTCCGACAGCGGCGAGGCGTTGCGGAACCTGCGCAACGACGTGCTGGGCGGCTCGACCTTGCCGGAGCACTGGTACGGGAACGGCGGCAACGTCAACCGCGCCAGTGCGTCGGAGATGGCAACGCCGACGCTGAAGGTGCTGACCGACCGCCAGACCGACCTGAAGCACATCCTGGAAGAGATCGGCTTCTATGTCGTCTGGCGGCGGCGCGCGGCGCTCGACCGCGCCGCCGATCCGGCCGATCCGGCCTTCCAGGTCCGTGCCGTCTTCCCCGATCTGGCGACGAAGGACGTCGCCGCCATGGCCGGCGCCCTGGCCCAGACGGTGGCGGCGGCGGCGAACGCCGTCATGCAGAAGCTGCTGTCGCGCGAGACGGCCGTGGCCCTGATCGCCCTGGTCGCCAGCCAGCTCGGCCAGAAGATCGACGCCAAGCAGGAGCTGGAGAAGGCGATGGCCGACGCCGAGGACGAGGCGGCGAGCGATGCTTATCAGGAACCGGATGACGTGGATGCCCCATGACCTGGCTGTATCTTCCTCCCGGCCTTTGCGAGGTGGCGCCTTCTGCGCCGGCGGTGGCGGGCTTGAACTCAGCCTCCACATCGCCATCCCCGGATATCGCACTGTGGTGTACGTCGAGCGGGAAGCCTATGCGGCGGCCACTCTCGTGGCGCGGATGGCGGACGCGGCCTTGGATCAGGCTCCTGTCTGGGACGATGTTGCCACCTTCAACGGCCGACCGTGGCGTGGAACGCTGGATATCCTGTCTGCGGGCTATCCCTGCCAGCCCTTCAGCCACGCCGGCCGGCGACGTGGCGCCGACGATCCCCGCCATCTCTGGCCTCACATCCGCCGCATCATCGTCCAGTCCCGGCCTTGGCTCGTCTGGCTTGAAAACGTGCCCGGCCATCTCACGCTGGGGTATTCCGTCGTGCGCGGACAATTGGAAGCGCTGGGTTTCATCGTTGCGGAAGGATTGTTCAGCGCGCAGGAGGTCGGCGCAAGTCACAGGCGCGAGCGACTTTTTATCCTGGCCTACGCCCATCGACATCGGGAAGCGTGGCAGTTCATTCGCGTCTGCCGTAACTCGGCTCGGATCGCGCCAGCTGCCAAAGGTCGATGGCAAGCGCCGGGACCGGCAATTTCTGTTGATCGACGCCATCCAGCTCTGGCCTTCGCCTGCGGCGCGGGACTTCCGAACCCCCAATTCCAAGCGATCGCAGAAGGAGCGGACCCAGCGCTCCAAGTTGGGTCAGCAGCTTTCCAACTATGTGGCCCACGATTGGCCGGCGACGAGTTGCCTCTCTTCGCTCCTGGTCCTGCTGAATACGGTTCCTGGTTGGACGTTCTCAGCCGAAACCCGTCGCTTGTCCCCGCGGTTCGTCGAGCATCTGATGGGATGGCCCATCGGGTGGACCGACTGCGGATCGGCGGTAACGGGGTGGTTCCATTGGCTGGCGCGCTCGCGTTCAGCACTCTCGCAGCTCGTCTTGAAGGCCGGATGATGGGCTGCCATGGCTGACCCCCCTGCCTCCGATGCCGAACGCGACCGCGCCTTCAAGGCCGAGCGCACGGCCCGGCTGAAGGACCGGTCGCGCATCCAGGCCGAAACCCAGGCCGAGGTGCTGCGCGTCCTGAAGGAGGCGCAGACCGCCGTTCTCGCCCAGCTCGCCGGCGCGCCGACCGACTGGCAGCTCTACCACCTGACGGCGCTCAAGGCGGAGATCGCCCGCGCGATCACCGAGATGGAGGGCAGGCTCGACCGCGCTGTCTCGGACGGGCTGTCGTCGGCCTGGAACGCCGGCGCCCTGCTGGTCGACGCGCCGATCGCCGCCGCCGGCGTCGAGCTGGGCGGCATGCTGCGCGTCCTCGACACCCGCCGGCTGGAGGCGATGCAGGCGTTCTGCACCGACCGCATCAAGGGCATCTCGACCACCCTGATCGACAAGATCAACGGCGAGCTGGGGATCGCCATGGTCGGCGGCCGGACGCCGTTCGAGGCGGCGCAGGCCGTGGCCGGGCACTTGAAGGCCGGCGGCATCAACCGCGCCGTCACCATTGTGCAGACCGAGATCGGTGCCGCCTTCGCCGCCGCCGCCCAGGCCCGCCAGGAGCAGGCCCAGACGGTTCTCCCCGGCATGCGCAAACAGTGGCGCCGGTCCGGCAAGGTTCATTCCCGCCTGACGCACGACCTGGCTGACGGCCAGGTCAAGAAGCCCGACGAACCCTTCCTGGTCGGCGGCAAGCCCATCATGTTCCCGCGCGATCCGAAGGCGCCGGCGAAGGAGCGCATCCGCTGCGGCTGCACCAGCCTGCCCCTGATGGCGAGCTGGGAAGTGAAACACCCGCTCGACGTCCCCTTCACCCGCGACGAACTGGACGCCAACGCGACCAAGCGCCTGCTCGACGAGGCGAAGGCCACCGGCTTCGACAACTGGGCCGGCCGCATCCTGCGGCGGGAGGCCAAGCCCGATGGAACGGTGATGACCGCCGCCCAGCTCCTGCCCGAGGTGGAGGACTATCTGAAGCGGACGGCCGGCGCCGTGGTGGCCACCCGCGAGATCGGCGTCGCCGACCGCATGCTGGCGCATATGTTGCGCGACACCAAGGCGGCGAAGGGCAAGACCGTCCCCGCCGACCTTGCCCGCCGGTTGCCCCAGATCCTTGCATCACCGAAGGCGGTGCTGTGGGACCTCGCCGCGGCGAAGGCGGGGCGACCGACCCTGCAATACATCGCCGAGGTCGGCGGGGCGGAGAAGCGTCTGGCGCGCTTCACGGTGGTGCTGCGCGACCGCGACAGCCGCAACAAAATCCAGCGGCACAACAGCGTCGTCACCGCCGGTCTGGTCGCCCGGAGCGAGCTGACCAACGGCAAAGCGTATGAGGTGGTCCATGGGACTTTGTGACCGTCGCCAGGGGGCGCAACTCCCCCGAAACCCCTGTCCCGTCGAGCGGGTAAGGCCGGCAGCTCGCCGCTTGCGGCGGCGCACGCCAGGATGAAGCCGACTTCACATCACGGCGGCGGTCACGTCCCATATATAGAATGACTCGGTCGGATTGGAAAGGCGGCGCGCCGTCGCCTGTGGCGCGTTCCGCCTCCCGACCCTAACGAGGGTGCCCCCAACCGCCCCGAACGCATCCAGCCCCCGTCAAACCACCGTCAGAATTGACGCCATCGGGGCACCTCGGACGCAGTATCCATACCCATGATGCGCATGCCTTCGGCGCCTCACAATCGGGACCTCAGCTCCCCGATGCGAGACGCACCGCATGGCCCCGCCGCCCCGCCGCTCCCGAGCGGCCAAACCCGCACCCGTCGCCACCCCGGTCGCCACGGACCCGGTCGACGAAGACACCCTGGTCGCCGCCGCCCGCCATTTCGGCATCCAGCGCGACGACATCCTCGCCGTCGCCATCACCGCCGAGCGCGCGGTCGTCGTGACGGTGGACGGGCGCAAGCTCGTCCAGGAGGCGTGAGCATGCTGTTCCCGCCCGCCGGCATCGTGGGAGAGGTGGCGTTGCGCGAAGCGGCGGCCGGCTCCTTCCAGGACATCATCCGCCGTGTCGAGGGTGCCGTCCGCGCGCTCTTCACCCAGGCTGGCACCGCCGACGTCTACGTCTACCTGCGCGGCCTGTGGCCGGCCGAGGCGGTGGTGTCCGTCTCCGGCAAGGGCGCCGACGACCGTCTGCTCTCCTACCCCTACGAGCTGGTGAAGGACGGCACCGTTACGCTCGGCACGCCGGTCCCGGTGGTCGAGACCTTCACGCCGATCGACGCCAGCATGCGCGAGGCGGCCGGCGCCCTGCTGGAGGCGGCGGCCGGCGAGGACGCCGCCGTCACCGGCAAGTTCAAGGTCCGGGTGATCCGCGCCGGCCTGTCGGGCAACGGCAATTTCTATCCCGACGCGGTGCTGCGCGAGGCGGTCGGCCTGTTTGAAGGCGTCCGCGTCTTCGTCAAGTCCGACGCCGAACACCTGAAGGGCGGCGGCAAGGATCTCCGCAATCTGGTCGGCCGCATCTCCGGCGCCGCCTTCGTCGAGGGCCAAGGCGCCGACAGCGGCGAGGTGCAGGCGGTGCTGTCTCTGATCGACCCGGCCGACGCCATCGGCGTGAAGCTGCGCGAGGCGGTCGCCCGCGACATGGCCGACCTGTTCGGCCTGTCGATCGACGCCGAGGGCAAGGCCAGGACCGGCAAGGCCGGCGGCAAGCCGCTGCGCATGGCCACCGCCATCACGAAGATCCGCTCGGTCGATCTGATCGTCGAGCCCGGCGCCGGTGGCGCCGTCATCTCCCTCATCGAAGCGAAGGACGAAGACATGGCGCTGCGCGCCCGCATGATCGAAGCGATCCAGACCAAGCGGCCGGCGCTGCTTGCCGGCAAGGACGTCGCCACCCTCTCCGACGACGCGCTAGAGGCGATCTTCGCCGAGGCGCTCGACACGCCCGCGCCCACCTCGCCGCCGCCCTCCCCGGCGCCGACGCCGAACGCCGAGGAGGTCGCCCGGCTGGTCGAGGCCCGCATGTCGGCCACCATCCGCCGCAACAGCCTGATGCGCGAGCGCGTCGAGCGCTGCGGCCTGCCGCCCCAGGCCAAGGCCCGGATCGTCGGCGAGTTCGAAGCGAAGGTCGATTTCACGGAGGCGGCCGTCGACCAGCGCATCCGCGACGAGGTCGCCTATCTGGCGCCCTTCGCCCGGAACGGCGCCGTGATGGAGCTGGGCGACGCCCCGACCTTCGAGCCCGGCCAGAGCCGCGGAGAGAAGTTCCGCGAAGCGCTGGACGCCTTCTGGGACGAGACGCACAAGCACCACGCCCAGGCCCAGTCGATCAAGGCGCTCTACGTCATGGCCACCGGCGACGAGCGTGTCACCGGCCGGCTGCGCAACTGCGACCGCGCCCTGCTGCGCGAGGCGCTCGACGGCGACGACTTCGTCAACGTCTTCTTGGACTCCATGAACAAGCGCGTCATCCAGGTCTATCGCGCCTACGTCGAGATGGAAATCTGGCGCGACCTCGCCATCGTCGTCAACGTCGGCGACTTCCGCGAGCAATCCCGCGTCCGCTGGGGCGGCTACGGCGACCTGCCGATCGTCGCCAAGAACGACCCCTATCTGGAACTCGACAGCCCCGGCGAGGACGATCCGGCCAAGTACAAGGTCCGCAAGCGCGGCCGGCTGGAGAGCATCGCGCTGGAGGACATCAAGAACGACGACGTCGGCTTCGTGTCCTGGATCCCCACCGGCCTGGGGCGGGCGGCCAAGCGGACGCTGGCCAAGTTCGTGCTCGACTTCCTGCGGACCAACCCGACGATCTACGACGGCAAGGCCCTGTTCCACGTCGACCACGGCAACCTGATCACCGCCGCCCTGGCGTCCGCCTCCTACAAGGATCTGCGGCTCAAGATGAAGCAGCAGCCGGACGTCGGCGGCGAGGACGTCATCGGCGTCAACCCGAAGTTCCTGTGGGTGCCCGACGAGCAGGAGGAGACGGCCTTCGACCTCTTCACGCTGGGGCAGCGCAACGACCCCGACTTCACCGCCACGCTGAAGCCGACGATCCGCCCCGTCTGGTACTGGACCGACGCCAACGACTGGGCGGTGTCGGCCGATCCGCGCGACGTGCCGACGATCGAGATCGGCTTCCTCGACGGCCAGCAGGAACCGGAGCTGTGGACCCAGGACAGCCCGACCGCCGGCTCTCTCTTCTCGAACGACCAGATCACCTACAAAATCCGCCACACCTACGGCGGCACCGTCCTCGACTACCGCGGCCTGGGCAAGTCGGTCGTTCCCGCCTGATTCCCTCCGTCAGAACCCGCCGACGCCCCCGTCAGAAGGAACGCCCATGCCGACCCCGCACACCCCCAACGGCGGCGCCCGCGCCTACACCATGCTGGTGCAGCTCAGCGGCGACCACACCGCCACCACCGCCAACCTCGCCCGCGTCAAGCTCAACGGGCGGCACATGATCCTCGGCATGGACGCCGTAGCCCGCGCGTCCACCGGCACCGGCCAGTCCTGCGCCCTCACCCTGTCGGTCGACGGCGCCAGCCTGCTGGTGGCGCCGCTGGGCATCACCTCGACCGCCGTGACGTCGGCCACCATGGTCAACGTGCCGTCGACCGGCGGCCTGCGTCCGGCCGTCGCCGACGAAGGTGTTCTCTCCATCGGCGCGACGCTGGCCGGCACCAGCCCGGTCTACAAGGACATCAGCGTCTCCCTTCATCTCGTGCGGGCCTGACGCCATGGCGCGCAGCGACATCGAGGCGCTGATCGCCGATCTGGTGCAGGAGGACGCCCGCCTGCGCGCGGGCGCCGTTGACCGCGCCATCGACGAGGCGGTGCGCCGCTACGCCAAGGACCGGCCGCGTGTCCTGGTCGCCGACACCGTGTCCACCGGCGACTATCTGCTCGCCGTCCCGGCCGGCTGGGAGGACGGCAGCCGCATCCTGTCGCTGGAATGGCCGGTCGGCGCCAACCCGCCCGCCATCCGCCGGCCCGGCGCGCTGACCCTCTACGCCTCACCGGACGGCCCCCGCCTGCAATGCAAGGTGCTGCCGCCGGCCGACGGCGTGACGGTGCGCATCACCTTCAGCGTCGGCCACCGGCTGACCGGCAGCGACGACACCATTCCGGAGGGCGACCGCACCGCCGTCGCCAGCCTCGCCGCCTCGACCCTGCTGGAGCAGCTGGCGGTCGCCACCGCCGGCGACACCGACAGCACCATCCCGGCCGACACGGTCGACCACAAGACGGCGTCCGACCGCTACGCCGCCCGCGCACGGGCGGCGCGCAAGGTCTACGACGATCACCTCGGCGGCGCGGCGGGCGTGGTGCGGCCGGTCGGCGCCGCCGAGGTCGGGCTTCCGGGCCGCCTCGGCCTGCTGCGCGGACGGAGGGAGTGATGGCGACGCCGTCCTATGGCCTCGCCTTCGACGCGCGGGCGGCGGCGGCCCTCGCCCGCGCGCCGGACATCTTCCTGACCGAGCTGGCGCGCGGCATCCTGGAAGGCCAGATGCTGGCCGAGCGCGAGGTGAAGGAGCGCACCCCGACCAGCGGCGCCGGCACCCTGCGCGACAGCATCGGCGCGCTGCCGGTGCAGTTGTCCGGCGACCGCGTCACCGGTCTGGTCGGCACCGCGCTCGCCTACGCCGAGCCGGTCGAGCTGGGCAGCAAGCCGCACATGCCACCGATCGAGCCGCTGTTCGACTGGGTCAAGCGCAAGCTCGGCCTGCGCAACGCCGACGATGGCAAGGCGCTGGGCATCGCGCGGGCCATCCAGTGGAAGATCTTCCACGTCGGCACCAAGGGCGCCTTCATGTTCCGCGACACCTTCAGTGCCATCCAGCCGCAGCTCGACGCCATCATGGGCGCCGCCGCCCTGCGCGCCATCCACAAGGTCGAGGGGCTGTGATGACCGACCCCGTCCGCGACGCCATCGTCGCCACGCTCGCCGGCGTCCCCCGGATCGGCCGGGTCCATGACCGCGAGCGCTACGCCAAGGAGAGCAAGGGCCTGCTCGCGCTCTACGGCTGGACCGACCCGGACACCGCCAGCGCCGCCCTGCGCGGCTGGTTCGTCTCGCTGACGTCGGAGGTCTACCGGCCCAAGCGCGTCGGCCGCGCCACCGCGCTCGCTGAATGGCGGATCGTCGGGCTGATGGGCTTCGACGACGACGGGTCCAGTGAGCTGGCTATGGCCGATCTGGCGCGGGCGGTGGTGCGGGCCTTCCGCGCCGACCCGACGCTGGACGGCGCCGTCTCCCGTCTGTCCGACAGCCACGCCGGCGAGGGTGCCCCAGTCGGCGCGCAAATCCTGCGGCTGGAGCCCGTCATGTTCGCCGGCGTCCTGACGCACCGCGCCACCCTTTCGCTCATCACCGAACGCTTCCTTCAGGAGTGAGGCCATGCGCCGCTGCATCGACACCATCATCCACGATCAGGCCGAAGGTCCGGTGCCGGACGGGACGCCGCCGTCCGCCGTCTCGGTCCCGGCGGAGGCTCCGGCCGTCCCGCCCGCTCCCGAGCCGGCCGCCGAAACCGATCCCGAGCTGGAGCCGCCCCTGTCGCCGCTGGCCCAACTCGTCACCACCACCCCCCGCCGCCGCCGTCCACAGGAGTAACACCCCATGGCGACCCTGCCTTCCGAACCGGTCAACTGGGACCACAAGGCCGTCTACGCGGCCATTGAAACCGCCTTCGGCGCCGGCGCCGCGTCGATCACCGGCGCCGACGCGGTGCACCTCTGGGACGTGACGTGGACGCCGCTGGAGGCCGAGGAGAAGGAGCTTCCCTATGTGAAGCCCTATTTCGGCTCTAATGCCTCGGTCCTCATCAACAAGCGCTCGAAGCTCTCGTTCAAGGTCGCATTGGTCGGGGCCGGCGCCGCCGGCGTGCCGTGCTGGGACCGCTTCATGCGCGCCGGCGGTTCGGTCCGCACGCAGGTTCTGAAGACGCCCATGGCGACGATCGCTGCCACCGCCGTGAAGACCAGCGGCGCCGGCGCGTTCACGTACGCGCGCACCACCGCCTATGGCGGCGTCCACCCCTGCGTCGCGACGCTGACCTGCACGACGGGCGGCGGCACCGGGGTCGCGGCCTTCACCGTGTCGGCGCCGGGGGTCGGCTCGGATGCGGAGTATGAGGAAACCGGCGTCGTCATGACCATCGGTACCACCTTCGACCTGCCCGGCGGAGCGGCCATCACTCCCGGCGCCATCGGCACGCCCTTCGTCGCCGGCGACATCTTCACCGTCGCCTTGACCCCGGCCGGCTGCACCTACGCGCCGTCCAGCGACCGGGGAGGACACAAGAGTCTGGAGATCGTCCTCACGCTGCCAGACCCGGAGAACGACGGCCAGGATCAGGCGTGGCGGATGCTGGGCGGACGCTGCACCATCAAGGCGTCCGGCACCGCCGACGATTACCCGTACTATGAGGTCGAGGTGACGGCGGATTACGCCGCCCCGTCCCTGATCGCCGAGATCACCCCGGATTACGCCGCGTGGCCCGATCCGGTGGTGATGGACACCGACAACACGCCGCTGGCCCGCCTCTTCGGGCACGACGTCGTGCTGGAGACGGTCGCCTGGGACAAGGGCAACACGGTGGAGTATGTCAGCCGGGTCGGTCGCAAGGGCGCCCGCATCTCCGACGCCAAGACCACCCTGTCCGCCAAGATCGAGGCGGCCAGCATCGACGACGTCGATTGGTGGACCCTCTGCACCAGCCGGGCCTTCGGCGAGTTCCTGTTCCAGCACGGTGTCGGCGCCGGTGACGCCGTCGTCATCCGGACGCCCCGCTGGCAGCTCGCCGCGCCCAAGCCGGGCGAGTCCAAGAAGGACTTCATGCTCGACCTGTCGGGCAAGGCGGTCCCGGCGGCCGAGGGCGCCGACTGGACCATCTTCGCCTCTTCCACCGCCGTCGCTTGATCCGAGAGAAGACCGCCATGAGCAAGATCGCCTTCGTCCTCGATGACGACCTGGTCGTCACCGCACCCGTCCACATCCGCGTGCCGAAGTCCGCCCGCACCAGCGGCGGCGTGTCCAAGCAGGAGTTCGTCACCAAGACGGCCTACGTGGACATCCGCGTCCCCCCCGAAGATGAACTGGAGGAGGTGCAGGAGCGCACCCGCCAGCACAACGCCGATCTGCTGAAGCGGCTCGCCGAGGCGGAGAAGAGCCGGGCGGGCGCCGAGGACGACGAGGCCCGCCTCGCCGCCGACGCCGAGGTCGTCCGCATCAACAAGGACATCCGCAACGGCATGACCGAGCAGTTGAAGGAGTTCGTCGTCGCCCTGCCGGACGGTCACGGGATCGCCGAGAAGGACGGCAGTCTCGCCGTCTACTCGCCCGAGCTGATCGAGCGGCTGTGCGCCTATCGCCATGTCCGCACCGCCCTGTGGGACGCATGGCTCCTGGTGCTGAACGGGGATCCGAAAAAGGGAAACTGATCGCCGCCGTCCAGCGCTGGGCTGGCAGCGGCTCGACCCGAGGCCGGCTGTCACCCACGGCTGGCGGCGGGAGGGGGGAGGACACCGTCCGTCTCTGGAAGCCCCTCTGGCCCGTGTTCGAGCTGTTCTTGAAGTGTGAGCGGGTCTGGCGTTACCCGGCGATGGGCGGTCCTCCCATCAGCTTGGACTGGGCACAGGTCAGCCCGCTGGCCGATGGGCTGGGTGTCCCCTGGGATCGCGACACCATCGATCTGATGCAGGCGATGGAAACCGAGGCGGCAAGGATCTGGACCGCCGAATGGAAGCGGAAGAACCCGCCGAAGACGACGCCGGGGTGAAGGGATGAGCCGACGTGGGCGATAATCTGAGGATCGCGATCCGCCTTGTCGCGGACGGGTCGGCCTTCGTCGGCGACGTCCGCCTCGCGCGCGACGAGATCACCCGGCTGGGGACGGCGGCCGGCGCCACCGACACGGCGCTGGGCGCCCACGGCCGGGCGGTCGCACGGTTGGGCGGCGAAATGGACGCCCTGTCGGCGCGGTCGCGCGCCGTGCAGGAGGCCCAGTCCGGCGTTGCCCGCACCATGGGCATGCTGACCAGCGCTGCCCTGGCACTGACCGCCAGCCTGTCCACCGCCAAGCTGGTCGAATACGCCGATGCGTGGTCGTCGACGGCCAGCCGCCTGCGGTTGGTGACGAACGGCGCGGATGAGCTGCATGCGGCGCAACAACGTCTGTTCGAAGTGGCGCAGCGGACGCGGCTGTCCTTCGAAGCGACGACCGACACCTATGCACGGTTCGCCCGCGCCACTCAGACGCTGCATGTCAGCGGCGCCGACCTGTTGCGCGTCACCGAGAGCATCAACAAAGCGGTCGCCATTTCCGGCGGCCCGGCGGCCAGTGCCGAGGCGGCGCTGTTCCAACTTGGGCAGGCCATGGCCTCCGGTGTGCTGCGCGGCGAAGAGCTGAACAGCGTCATGGAGCAGACGCCGCGCGTCGCCGAGGCCATCGCGGCCGGGATGGGCAGGACCATCGGCGAGCTGCGCCAGCTCGCCGAGCAGGGCAAACTGACCGCCGACGTCGTGTTCAAGGCGCTGCTGAGCCAGGGCGCCGCGCTGGATCGGGAGTTCGCCCAGGTCACGCCGACCGTCGCGTCGGCCTTCGTCACGTTGCAGAACGCGGTGCAGAAGTACGTCGGCGAGGCCGACCAGTCGATCGGCGCCACCCGCGCGCTCGCCGGCAGCATCGACACGCTGGCCCGCAACCTCGACGGCGTCGTCGGCGTAGCCGGTCAGGTGGCGCTCGGGCTGACCGCCATCGGCGCGGCGCGGATGATTCCCAGCGGCATGCAGGCGCTGACCCGCCTGATCGACGATCAGAAGGTCGCGCTCTACGCCAAGGCCGTCGCGACGGTCAAGGCGGCGACGGCGGAGAAAGAGGCGGCCGGTCAGGCGCTCAACGCGGCCAAGGACAGACAGGCTCTCACCGCTTCTGTCCTAAAGGCGGCCGAGGCGGACTACGCCGCGACCTTCGCCGCGCAGCGCTCCGCAGCGGCCAACCTCGCGGCGGCGGAAACCGACATCACCCGCGCCAAGGCCAAGATGGCGTTGACCAACAACGTCTATGTCACCGGCGACGCCATGCGGGCCGAAGCCGCCGCCCAGGCCGCCGCCACCGCCGCGCGGGAGGCGTCGATCCGGGCGGACGATCTCAAGGCGGCGTCGCTCGCCCGCCTGCGGCTGGCCCAGGCCGAGGCCGCCGGGGCGGCGACCGCGGCGGCGGTGGCCAACAATTATCTGACCTACGCCAGCGAGGGGCTGGACGCTGCTTCGGTTGCCCTGGGGCAGCGCGCCTCCGTTCTCGGCGCCGCCTGGGGTGCCTTGCGCACCGCCGGCTCGACGCTTCTGGGGTTGGTCGGCGGTCCGCTCGGCGCGGCGTTCCTGGCGACCGCCGGCGCCGTCACCTATTTCGCCACCCGCCAGACGGCCGCCGAGAAGGCCGCCCACGACCACGCCGACGCCCTGCGTCTGGTCGCCTCCTCGGCCGAGGCGCTGGAGCTGAAGCTGACCAAGGCCGCCGGCGCCCTGACCAACGTCGAGAAGCTTCAGGCGAAGGCGAAGCTGGCCCAGGCCGAGGAGAACATGGCCGCCACCCGCGCCTCTTTGGGCACCGCCAACAGTTCGACCGGCCTGCTCGGCCGCTGGCTGGCGATCGGCCGGGAGGCGTCGAACGAGATCGAGGCGGTCGGCCGCCAGTTCGCCGGTGCCGAGTTCAGCGCAGAAGGTTACGCCGAGGCGCTCGCCGCCGTGGCCAAGCGGCACGAGGACGACAAGGCGGTCACCGCCTACATCCTCGACATGCTGCGCACGGTCGACGCCTACAAGGCGGCCGAGGCGGACGCGAAGAAGTACCGCGACGCCCTGAACGGCGTGGCGGCGGCGACCGAGGCGGCGAGCGCGTATCCCACCCGCTTCGCCAACAAGCTGGGGGAGTTGGGCACCAAGCTGGCGGACGTCACCGAGAAAGCGCGGGCGTTGCGCGCTCTGCCCGGCCTGCCGCGCCGCCTGGAAGAGCTGGTCGGGACGGCGCCCGCCGCACCGGAGGGAATGACCGGCTACAGCGACCGGCATGGCGTGGCCCAGGACGATCCCTACCAGCGTTTTCAGGCGAGCAAGGAGGTTGCTGCGATCAACCTGCGCCGGCTGACCAAGGCCGAGGCGGACGATCAGATCCGCCTGCTCGGCGAGCAGGTCAAGGCGGAGCGGGAGTATCAGCAGGCCGTCGCCAGCGGCAACGCAGTGGAGATCGCACGGGCCACCGCGAAGAAGAAGGTGGCCGAGGCCGTCGCGAACGGCTTCCCGGTCGAGGAGAAGGCGGCCCTCCTGACGAAGGAAACCGAACTGGCGTTGCTCGGGGTGTCCGGTGCCGCCGGTGCTGCGGCCACCGAGTTGTCGGCCGCCACAACGGCGACCATGCGTCTGGCCATGGCGGCCGGCGCCGGCGAGGCGGCCCAGCGTGCCGCCACCTACGCCAACAAGGAGGCCGAGGCCAGCCTGAAGGGCAACATCGCCTTGTCGGCGATCCGCGCCGCCAACGCGCAGGAAGAGGCGGCGGCGATCCTGACGATCCGCAACGAGACGGTGCGCGGCCTGGAACTGGAAACCGCCAACACCAACCGCCTGACCGAGGCGATGGTCGCTGGTGGCGAGGCGGTGCGGGTCGCGCAGGAGGAGGAGTACCGGCTCAACCTCATCCGCAAGCTCGGCAGCGACGCCACCGTCGCCGGCACCAAGGCCCAACAGGCCCTCAACGACGCGATGGCGGCGTACCGCAGCAACCGCGCCGCCAACGACAACAACCGCTTGGCGCAGGAGCGCCAGACCGCCAACGACAATCTTGCCCTGGCGCAGCGCGAGATCGACCTGATGGGGCAGGCCGAGGGCGTGCGGTCGCGCGCCCTCACCACCCTGCGCAATCAGCAGGAGGCCGCCCGCAAAGTCGCCGAGCTGGGCGAGGACGGCGCCCGTCAGTGGCTGGCGTGGCAGGAGCAGATCGCCGACGCCCGTGCGCTGGTCGAGTTCCAGAAGGAGGTGGAGAACACGGCGAAGGAAATGTCGCGCGACGTTACCGAAGCCCTGCTCGATCCCGCCTCCGACTGGCGGGACGTCGGGCGGACCATCGGCAAGCGCCTGCTCCTCGGGCTCCTGGAAAATCAATTCGTCTTGCCGGTCATGATGCAGGTGGTGGGGAGCGCGCCGTCCCTGTTCGGCATCACCTCGCCAGTCGCTGGGGGGCAATCCGCTGCCCAGGGCGGCATCGGCGGATTGGGCATCGGCGACGCCCTCGGCCTCGGCAACCTGCTGTCGGGCACCGGTGGTGTCGGCATCGGGCAGGACATCGTCTCGACCGTCTCAGAGTTTGCCTTTGACGTGACCGGTTCGGCCGGCGTCGCGCAGGGGTTGGGGCTGGGCATCCAGGCGGCGCCCTGGGGCATCATCGGCGGCCTCGGCGCCAACCTGCTCGGCCTGGGTGGCAAGGGCGGCGTCGGCGGGATGATCGGCGGTACGCTCGGTTCGGTCGCCGGCGGTGCGGTCGGCTCGACCGCCCTGGGAGCATTGCTCGGCTCAGCGGCCGGGCCGGTCGGCGCCATCGTCGGCTCGTTCCTCGGCACTGCGTTGGGCGGCCTCATTGGCCCGAACCCGAGCGTCGGCCCGAACTCGCAGGGCCATGTCGTCGTGCAGGATGGACGCTTTGCGGCCGGGCCGAGCTACGCGGACAACGATGGAGATCCGACACAGGTTGCCCAGGCCACGGCGCAGCTCGCGGCACAGCTCAACACGCTGATGGATTCTTTCGGCTTGCGCTCGACCGGCCAAAATTTCGGCCTGTTTGCCGGCGGGGAGAAGGTCGACGGCATCGGCTACCGCACCGTCGAGGAGCTGGTGCAGGCGGTCGTCGCTCGCGGCGTCACCGGCGATGGGCTGGTCGGTCGGGCGCTGTCGTCGGACAAGGTCCGGTCGTTGACCAGCGTCGAGGATGTCGCCGGCTATCTCCAGATCGCCCAGGCGATCGAGCAGGCGACGGCCGGATTGGCCGATCTGGACGCCACCCTGGCCGGCGTCGCCGCGAAAGCCAAGGCGGCGGCGGCGGAGACTTATGCCACCGTCGACGCCTCGCTGGCCAAGGCTGGCGAGATGGGGTTGGGCGATGAGTACCGCGCGGTTCTGGAAGGGCAAATCCGCTCCACCTTCGTCTCGGCCGGGCAGTCCTTTACGGCCATCGAAATTCAGGAGGCGCAGGCCGCCGCGCAGACGGACGCGCTTGTGGAAGCGGTCCGGCGCTGGGGCCTCAGCCTGTCGGAAACCGAGATCCGCGCCAACGCCGCCGCACAGGCCGAGCAACGGCGCAATCAGGTGCTTGCCGAGTACACCGCCTCGCTCTATCAGGCGCAGGGGCGCGACTATCTGACGACCCTGACGGGGCTGGACGCCACCCGCGACACCGTCCGCCGCAATCTCGCGGCGGTCGGCGCGGACGATGCCGCCGGCCGGGCGGACACGCTCATCACCGCGCAACTGAGCAACACGCTGTCCGGGCTGAGCCTCGCGGCTCTGGCCGATGTGACCCGCACGTTGGGCGGCAGCGTCGGCGTGCTCGCCGAAACGATGCGCGACGCGGCGCAGGCGACCGCCACCGAGGATCTGACCGTGCGCACGCTCAGGGCCCAGGGCCGCACGGAGGAGGCCGACGCCCTTGAGCTGAGGCTGTCCCAGCAGCGCGTCTATGCCCAGGCGGTCAAGGAGGGCAACGACGCGGCCTATCTGGCGACGCTCAAATTGACGCAGGGTTTGGAGGCCCAGTCGGCAGCGGCGGCGGCGGCGGCCCAGTCGGCCTCTGCCCTGCGGCAGGGGATCGTGTCGATCGAGAGCGCGCTCGACCCGACGTGGCGGGCCAACCTTGACGCCCAGCTGTCCGAGGCCGGGCTGTCCGGCGGCGCGATCGAGGCGTTGCGGCCGGCGTTTCAGTCGGTGCTGGATGCGGCGTCGTCCGGCGCCGTCACTGCCGGCCAGATGCGGGCGGCGCAGGCGGCGCTGGACGCCCAGCTCCGCGCTGGAACGATCACGGTTGGGCAGCATGGCGCGGCGGTGTCGGTGCTCACGGCGGCGTGGCAGGACAGCGCCAGTGCCGCCCAAACGGCGGCCGACGCCGTGACGCAGACGCGTGACCGGCTCGTGCAGGCGGTCGATCAGGGGTGGAGCAACGCCGTCACGCGCGCCACACAGCAGGTCACCAGCGCATGGCAGACGGCGGCCAATGCCTCCCGTCAGGCGGCGGTGGACTGGACGCGGGTCGGCGATAGCATGCAGGCGGCGCTGGATGGACTGCTGGTCAACAAGGACCTGTCCAATCTCGGCGCACAGGCGATGCTCGACACGACGGAGCGGCAGTTTCTGGACGCCGCCCACACCGTACAGGACTATCAGGCCAAGCTCCTGCGCGGCGTCACCCCGACCGAGGACGAGCGGCAGGCCGCCGTCGACGCCGCCGGCAAGCTGGACGCGCTCGGTCAGCGGTATCTGGAGGAGGCGCGGGCCTACGGCCTCGGCGCCGTCGAGTACGACCGCCGGCTCGATCAGGTCGAAGCGCTGTGGGGCGCCACCCGCGACATGTCCCGCTCACTCGCGTCGTCGGAGACCAGCCGGGCGCAGGGCCTCGACCGTCAGCTCGACTGGCTGTCGCGGCTCAACGACACCATGTCGGGCACCGGCGCGACCAACGCCGCGCTGCTGGAGCGCATCGTCGCGGCGCTGTCCGCCGGCCAGACACCGACGCAGACCGCCGCCGACCGCGCCGGCCTGTGGATGGCCGATTGGTTCGGCCGGTACAACACCCTGCTCGGCGACCAAGCCTCCGGCCGGCTGTCGGCCGATCAGGTCAACGCCAGCGGTCTGGCGCTGTGGAACGAGAAGGTCGCGCAGGCGAACGCGCTGTCGGCCGACCCGGCGGTGTGGCGGGCCGTGGTGGACGCCGCCCGCGCCAGCGCCAACGGCGCGGGGACGGCCGACTGGTTCGCGGGGCTGGCCCGTGACAAGGGCATCCCCGGTTTCGCCATGGGCGGTTTCCACGCCGGCGGTCCGCGCATCGTCGGCGAGCGCGGTGCGGAGCTGGAGGTGACCGGGCCGGCCCGCTACTGGACGGCCGACCAGACCCGCGACATGCTGGCGCCGCGCTCCTACAGCGTGACGGTGGACATGGCGCCGGTGGTGACCGCGGTCGGCGGCGTCACCAGCGCCGTCATGGACATCGGCCGGCTGATATCGGACCTGTCGTCCCGCGTCACCGACATGGCCGAGGCCATCGCCGATCTGTCCCGTTCCCACGGGCAGCTCGCCGTGCAGGTGCGGAGGCTTGCCGTCCAATGAGCGACGTCTGGGCCGCCAAGATCGACCTGACCCGTCCGAACGGGACCGCCGAGACGCTGTTCCTCGGCGACGGCGCGGTGCTGCCGTTGCCGCACGACGATCCCGACCATCCCAACATGGCGATCCGCCAGCGGCTCGACGGCCCGCCCTCCTACGCCACCGGCGTGTCGGCCGACCTGTCGACGCTGGCGGCCGACGTCGGCGCCGGCCAGCTCCGGCTGCTCAACGGCGACGGTGCCTTGAGCTACCTCGCCGGCTGCGCGATCGGGGCGATTGAGGTGCGGCGCGGGCGGGACGGCCTGTGGTGGCGGGACTGGGATCCGGTGATGCGGGGGCGTGGCGAGACGGCCCAGCCGGCACTGTCACGGCAGCAGGCCCGCCGCACCACGATCGACATCTACGACCTGCGGGCGGCGCTGGACGATGCCGTCGAGACGCGGACCTACGGCGGCACCAACGCCGGCGCGGTCGGGTACGATGGCACCCCGGAGGCCGGCAAGGGCAACACGGTGCCGCTGTGCCTCGGTGAACCGCCCAACGTTTCGGCCATCTTGGTCAATTCCATCAGCCGCGCCTTCCAGTGGGATGCCGGGCCGGCGGATGGCATGACGGCGTTCTGGGACGGCGGGGCGGCGGCCGGCATGGGCTTCGTCGCGACGTCGTCCGGCGCCGGCTTCGACACGGCGACCCTCTCGGCGACCCAGTACGCCGTCGATACCCCGCGCGGCCTGATCCGGCTCGGCGGCACGTTGGGCAATGAGATCACCTTCACCCCGCGCGGCCGGCGCGACGCCGGCGGCACCTACATCGCCACCGCTCCGCACGCCATCCGCTGGGCGCTCGGCAAGCGCGGCGCCGGCACCATCGGCGCCACCCTGACGGCGTGGGCCAACGCCGCGCCCATCGGTGCGTGGTGGCCGGGCGAGGTGCGATACCGCGAGGTCATCGACCTGATGCAGCGGTCGGCCGGCGGGGTGGCCGTGCCCGACGCGCTGGGGGCGTGGCAGGCCGTGGTGATCGACGTGCCCGGCGCGCCGGCGATGACCATCACGGAGGGGCAGGTGCTCGACATCGGCGTCGACGATCCGTCCCTCGCCGTGCCGGCGTGGAAAGTGACCATCAAGGGCCGGCGCAACCACCGGACGCTGACCCGCTCCTCACAGGCGACCTCGGTGCGGGACACGGACCGGGGACGGTGGCTGACTGACGAATGGCGTCAGGCCGTCGCCTCGGCCCCGTCGACGCAGGCCCGCTGGCCCGACGCCCGCCCCATCGAGATCGAGACGGCCTTGACCAGCCAGACCGACATGGAGGCCCTGGCCGCGCGGCTGCTGTCGGTGCTCGGCCCGCGCGCTGACAACACGCCCCGCCGGAGCCTGTGGATCGCGGTCGAGGCGACCGCCGCGCGCCTCGCGCTGCCGCTGGGCAAGACGATCCTGCTCGACTACCCGCCGGAGGGAATGGCCGACCCGCTGGTCTATGTCGGCTGCAAGCTCGCCAGCCCCCGTCGCCACCTGATGACCATGAGGCTGTTCGGATGACGGGCAACGCCGCGATCCTAGATGAAAACCTCGCGCTGACTGCCACCCTGTCGGGTGGCACCTGGGTCCGCCCATTGGACAACCTGCTCGACCCGACCGTGCGCGAGGTGACGGCGCGGTGTGCGTCGGGCGACATCGCCGACGCATGGTTTGACGTCGTCTTCCCGTCGCGCGAACGCTGGGACACGCTTGTCCTGGCTGGTGGTACCCTGGCGCGGGCGGCCGGCTATCGTCTGACGTGGTACAGCGACCCGGTCGACCGTTCGCCCGGCGCGATCCTGGCCGGCGGTCCGTCGACGCCGGTGCTTCCGGTCTTTCCGCGTTCTGGCCGTGCCTCTGCCACACCCTACTACCAGCGGAACTGGTGGCGGCTGGCGCCGTCCGAGCGGGATCTCGCCGGCAAGACGCGCCAGTTGATCGTCCGGCCGCCTCGTTCACCCCGCTGCCGCGCCCTGCGGGTCGAGATCGACAATCGCGGTCAGTCGCTCGATCTGGGGCATCTGTTCGTCACGCGCGCCTTCCGTCCTGACTGGCCGCACGACTGGGGGCTGACCATCGAGACCGTGCCCGCTTCCGTCGTCGACACCACGCCGGGCGGGCGCCGCATAGTGGACGAGCGGCCGGCGCCGAGGCGCAAGACGGTGCGCTTCGCCGATCTGGCCGAGGACGAGGCCATGCGCGTCTTGGACCTCGGCCAGCGGCTGGGCAGCGGCGGTCCGGTGCTGATGATCGAGGACATCACCCGGACTGTGCATCTGTGGCGCCGGACATGGCTGGCGACGCTCGAAAAGGGCGGGGTCAGCGTGACACAGACCGAGGGCGACCTCTGGACTGTCGAACTTGTGCTTTTGGAGATCATTGGATGACGAGCCGCCCGACCACCGAAATCGACCGCGCCGCCGCCGGCTATTGGAACAGTGACCCCGTCTCGCCGACCAACCCCGGCGGGCTGGATGAGAGCGAGGACGGTACCGTCGCTGGCCACGTCGACAACTTCCCCGCCGCCGTCCAGGCGGTCGGGCTGATGACACAGTGGGTTGGAGAACAGATCGGATCGGCTGAGGTGCTGGCCGAACAGGTGGAGGCCGACCGTCAGGCGGCCGAAACCGCTGCTGCCCTTGCCACGGCGGGCGCGGGCGATACGATCTGGGGCGGGCTGGCGGGCGGCACCGCCAACGGTCTGGTGGTGACGCCGGCCGTGCCCGTCACGGGCCTGTATGACGGCCTGACGGTGCGATGGGCGGTCCCAGCCGCCAACACCGACGCGGTGACGCTGGTGGTGGGGACAGCGCCCGTCAAGCCGTTGCGCGATGCCCTGGGTGCGGCTTTGGTCGCCGGTATCCTCTCTGCCGATATGGTCGCTACGGCGACCTATGTCGCATCGGCCGGGCACTGGCGCTTGGCCGCTGGTGTCGGCGGGGTTCGTAGCTTTGCCGGTCGCCGGAATGCGGTCGCACCGGCAGCGGGGGACTACACGGCGGCCATGGTCGGCGCAGTCGGCCAAGGGTGGCATACGATCCCGCTGCCCGCCGCCGCCATCAAGCCGCGCCTGACCTCCGGTGCCGTTGTCAGCGTGTCGGAGACCGCCACCTACAAGGTGTTGCAGCCGGTACTGATGTTCGATGCGGCTTCGCCGCAGTATGGTCAGGTCGCAATCCCGATGCCGGTGTCGGCCAACCTCGCCGCCGGCATCATGATCCAGTATGTCTGGACGGCCGCCAGTGGCTCCGGGTCCATCGTCATGGCGGTGCAGGCTCAGTGGCAGCGGGATGGTGACACGCTTGACGCAGCCTGGGGAGTGGCAGTCACCGTCACCGACACGCTTCTGGCCGCCGGTAAGCGCCACATCTCGGCGGTCAGCGGCGTGGTGACGCCGGCTGGCACCTCGGGCAGTGGATGCACCCTGTTGCTGCAAGTCTACCGGGACGCCGCCCATGCCTCCGACACGTTGGCGGTTTCGTCGTCGCTGTTGGAGGTGCGCGTCCTCTACAGCGTCAACGCTTCAGTCGATGCGTGAGGCCCGGCGATGCTGATGTGTGAAAGCGTGGGGTATGGCGGCTCGACGGATCGGGCGTCTAATGGACAGGATCCGTATCGCGCGTACGTGACGTGGCTGGTGCAGCCGCAGGCGAGCGACCTTGTGCCGATTGACGACGGCCCGGCCAAGCGCGCGGTTTACACCAATGGCGCCTTGGAGTTCGGCGCGTCACCCTGGCCGGGCTACAAGAGCTTGGTGATGCCCGGCAACGTTGCCTATGCCGTCTACTCCGACCCGTCCGCCGACTTCATCTACGATGGGTCGAACTATTGCATGGAGTGGGTCGGGTTTGTTGGTGACCTGACCGGCGGTTTGGCGACCTTCTCAAAATACCAGGACTCCACAAGCGATTACTCCTATCTGGATGTGATTAACGCGGACGGTAGCCATCGAGCGTTCAACTACGGGATCGCCTTCGCCGAGGGCACCAAATCCAGCGATAGCCCCGCCGGAACAATCGCGGCAAACAACCTGTATGCCTGCGCGGTGGTTAAGGACGCCACGTCGTTCCGGACGTATGTCAACGGGGCCTTGGTCGCCTCCACCACCGACACGCCGACCCGCATGGGCGGCACTGCTGCCGTCCCACCCATTTTCGGAGCCTTGAACTCCAGTGCTCTCCAGGCGCCTTTCCGGGGCCGTGTCGCCGCCATGCGGATGACGCGGCACAATCGCGGTTACACCGGGGCGACGATCCCCAATGCCTTGACCACCGGCCCGTTCCCAGTCCTATGAGGGTGCTGTGATGTTGTACGTGCTTGTGACTGCCGAGGGTGCCATTGCCCGCAACGATCATGGCATGGATCGGTATCAGGACTTTGACGCCGCCCCCCCTGCTCTCGCGGTAGCGAAGGGCTTGCGATGGCTGCCGGTCATCGACACGCGGCCCGATCCCGGCCCTGGTGAGGCGTTGGCCGGCCCGGTGGTGACGGTGGGGACCGGCGCGGTGACGCGGGCGTGGTCGACCATTCCGCCCGACCTCTCGATCCTTCGCGACGCCGCCATCGCCGCCAACAACGCGGCGGCTGGCAAGGCGCGCGAGCGCTACCTGACGCCGGGCACGGGGCAGGAAACCACCTACGCCGCCAAGCAGGCGGAGGTGGGGCGCTGGATCGCCGCCGGCCGCTCGGCTGATGCGACCGCCGCCACCTACCCGTGGGCAGGCGACCGCGCCGAGCTGCGTGCCGTAACCGTCGTTGAGGTACTCGGCGAGTGGGAGGCCGTGACTGCCGCCTGGGAGACTGTGGGAAGGCAGATTGAGGGAGAGCGGGAGCGCATCAACGAGGCCATCAGCGCGGCGGGCACTCCGGCCGCGATCCAGGCGGCGCGGGCGGGCGCGTCCTACCCGTCGCCAGCGTGATGGACAACGTCAAACCATGTGGCGGATCACGTCAAACCATCCGGCGCGCTACAGCTTGATCTTCGTTGTCCTTTTCCTCGTCCATACGCGCAACCCTGCCCAGCGTGCTACGCTATTCTGCGCAGACATTTCCATCCAAATGATTCCGGTTTGATTCCGGAAGCGGTCTGAAGAGGGCAGACTCCGGATGCAGAAAGCCCCTGAAAACTGTTCGTTTTCAGGGGCTTGGATTTGGTTGCGGGGGCAGACAACCCCCTTAACCTGCTGTGGCAGGCAATGGACATAACCGGCTCTGCTAACCCCTTGCTTTTCAATAGAACGGGGGTCACGAAGCACCAAAACCCTGCTCCCTGTCCACCTGAGAAAAAGCCTCGCTCGGCAGTGGGGGCGAAGCATCGCAAGGCGTCTGACCGGCTGGTGCCGCCATGCCCGTGAAAGATGCCTTCAACTCCATCGCCAGCCTTGGCGACGCCCCCGCCTCTGAACAGGTCGGGGCAAAGCGGAAGCAACGCGGCAAAGCCCCTGCCCCGTTCTCGCTGCGCCTGACGTTCGAGGAACGGGCGGCACTGGCGGCGGCTGCCGGGACGGAACCGCTCGGATGCTATATCCGCAGGCGCATTCTCGGTGACGACGTGGCCTATGCGCGGCGTCATCGGCGGGCACCTGTGCAGGATCATGAAGCCTTGGGCCGGGTGCTGGGGGCGCTGGGGCAATCCAAGCTGGCGAGCAATCTGAACCAGCTTGCCAAGGCGGTGAACACCGGCACGCTGGAGGTGACGCCCGACTCGGAACAGGCCATCCGTGACGCCTGCGCCGATGTCCAGCACATGCGGGTGGAACTGCTTCGCGCTCTTGGGATGCCAGCGGAAGCGCGATGATCCTTAAGGCCAGCCAGCGGGGTGGCGGTGGTGAGCTTGCTCGCCACCTGCTGCGCCTCGATCAGAATGAGCATGTCGAAGTCCATGAGCTGCGCGGCTTCGTCGCCGACGATCTGCGCGGCGCGTTTCGGGAAGCCTATGCCCTGAGCAAAGGGACACGTTGCCGTCAATTCCTGTTCTCGCTGAGCCTCAACCCGCCGCAAACGGCAAACGTGCCTGAGAAGGCGTTCAGGGACGCTATCCGCACGGTGGAAAAGGAACTCGGCCTGACCGGCCAGCCTCGCGTCATTGTCTTCCATGAGAAGGAAGGGCGGCGGCATGCACACTGCGTCTGGTCGCGGATCAAGGCCAACACCATGACGGCGGTGAATCTGCCGCACTTCAAGATGAAGCTGCGGGATATCTCCCGCGCCCTCTATGTCAAGCATGACTGGCGGATGCCTGACGGGCTGGTTGACCAGCGCGACCGCTCGCCGCTCAACTTCACCCGCGAGCAATGGCAGCAGGCGAAACGGGCGGGCCTCGATCCGAAGACGATCAAGAGCCTGTTTCAGCAAAGCTGGGCGGCGTCCGATTCGCTGGTGTCCTTCTCGCGAGCGCTGGAAGAGAAAGGCTTCTGGCTGGCGCAGGGCGACCGGCGCGGCTTCGTCGCGGTCGATTTCCGGGGCGAGGTCTACAGCGTTGCCCGCACGGTCGGCACGCCGACCAAGACGGTCAATGCCCGGCTGGGCGACTCGGCCAAGCTGCCTTCGGTCGAACAGGTCAAGGCGACCATCGCCCAGAAGATGACCGAGGCGATCCGCGAGGACATCCGCACCGCTGAACGCGCCTTCGCCGAGCAAAGCGGCGGGCTGGCGCTCCAGCGCCGGGAGATGGTCAGCCAGCAGCGGGCCGAACGGCAAAAGCTCAAGGAACAGCACGAACAACGCCGGGTGCGGGATACCAAGGAACGGGCGGCGCGGCTGTCCACGGGGCTGTGGGGGCTGTGGCAGAAATTCACCGGGCGCTATGGCAAGATCAGAAAAGAGAACGAACAGCAGGCGCAGCAAGCCCGCTTGCGCGACCAAGCGGAAAAGGAATCGTTGATCGCCAAGCAATTGGCCGACCGCCGCACCCTTCAGCGTGACATCCGGGAAGCCAAGAGCGCTTACGACCAGAACATGAAAGAGCTGTACCGGAATGTGGCGCAGCTTACCCAGACGCAGGGCCAGCAGCAGAAGCCGGTTCAAGAGCAATCCCGAACCACTGCCGAAAAAGAAAAGCCGCCTATTCAACTTAGTTCTGACCGCGCCATCGAGAATACCCGCAGCGAAGGGCGCGGCAGGCGGCGAGAACCTAAATGATATGTCACAGCTGTGAGGGAATGCCCCCCGTTGCTGTTCCTGCTCCCTTGTCTCCCTTTTCCGTCTCGAAGGTGATCCGCAGGCGCGTTCCTGTCGCTCTGGCGAAGCGGGTGAGCGTCCGCGCCGAGGGAATGACCTTGCCGCTTTCCAGCCGGGCAATGGCGCTCTGGGACGTTTCCATCCGCTCGGCAAGCTGTTCCTGCGTCAGCCCTGCATTCGTCCGGGCTTCGATGATCGCTTGAGCGAGGGTGAATTCCTCCTCAAGAGCTTCATACGCCTCGCGATAGGCGGCATCCTTCATGAAGTTCGCATGCAAGTCTTTCATACTGGTCATGTGACCTCCTTCGCCCGCTCACGGGCCAGTTCCAATTCATGGCGCGGCGTTTTCTGTGTCTTCTTTACAAACACCCGAACAATAACGACGCGTTTTTCTGTGGCGGTAACATAGATCGCACGGGATATTCCACTTGGTGCTTTAACGCGGATTTCCCAGAGCTTACCCTCAAGATGCTTTACCGTGTCGTGCGGCAGGTTCTGCAAACCAACCGCTTCAATAAGATTGGCGGTTCGCACCAGCCGCGCCCGCAGGTCTGCCGGAAGCGCCGCAATCTCCGCATCAACGACCGTATTGAGAGTCTCTACCGTCCACATGATACCATCATATCAAAAATGATATATTTTGTCCAGACGGTGAACGGGCTGTGGGTAATCGGCCTGCCGAAGTGCCCTCACATGGCGGCGTAGGCAGGCCGATTATCCACAGCAGGGAATAGGGCAAAGGGTTGGGGCTCGCTCTCGATAAACAGCCCGGCTTGTCGGGCTGCTCATCAAGCCATCGCCTATTGCAGCCCGTGCAGGTAATCGACTGCCCGTTGAGCCTGTGCGGCAGCGGTGAAGATCGCCCGCTTATCATCCTTCAGCACCTTGAGCCATGATGCGATGTAGGCAGCGTGATCGTCCCGCACATCCGGTGCAAGGCCGAGGTCAGCGGATAGAAAGGCCGAACCAAGCTCGGCAACCAGTTCTTCGGCTGCGTAGCCTTCATCACCCCAGCGCTTGCGGCCAAGATCGCGGTTCAGCCGGGATGGGTGTTTCGTCCAATGGGTCGTTTCATGGGCAAGTGTGGCGTAATAGCTCTCGGCATCCCGGAAGGTGACGAACTCCGGCATCTGCACATAGTCGGGCTGGGCGGCATAATAAGCTCGGTTGCCGCCATGGCGGATGTCGGCCCCGGTTCCGGCGAAGAAACGTTCCGCCTGCTCGATCCGCTTCACCGGATCAAGCACCGGCGACGCAATGGCCCGGTACTGTTCGGGCAAGCCGTCGATCTGCTCGCCGTTGAAGACGGTATAACCTTTCATGAAGGGGATTTCCCGCTCGATCTCGTCCCCTGCTTCCGTGGTTTCGGTACGGGTGAAGCGGTCGGCGAACACGACCAGCGAACCAGCTTCGCCCTTCCGGACCTGTCCGCCGAGTTGCTGGGCCTGCTGGTATGTCATCCATGTCGGGCAGGTAAAGCCCTTCTCCGTGGCATCGCTCCACAGCATGAGCGTGTTGATTCCACGGTACGGCGTGCCGTTGTGCCTGAGCGGCCTGACGATCCGCCCGGCGGCATGCTCCGCACTCCAAGGTTTGAACCAAGGCCGAACCCCCTGCTCAAGATCGGCTATGATGCGGTTGGTGATGCGGGTATAGGCATCGGCTCTTTCAGTGTTGGACATTTTCTTTCCCCTTTTCCTCATGTTCGGGTTGCACATGCAACCCGAAGCGAGGCCCGCGCCGGGGAGCGGGGAGTCCGGGGTCAAGCCCGGATAGCCGGGAGGAGAATCGCCCGCCTGCACGACCACAGGAAGGAAGGTTGGGGATACCTGGCTGTCCGCCTGCGTGGTGGGGAAGGCTTTACACCGGCAGGGGCGCAGCCCCTCTCCTACTCAAGGAGACAGAGGCGAAGCCTTCATCAGCTCCGACCACGGAGAGGAACAGGAAGAGTCTGCGCAGAAACCCGCCCCTCCCTTCGCCAGCCATGTGGGGGCGCTCGGGCGGGCGGGTGTCATCGGGGCATTACCAAGACTGGTAGGCAAGCACACCGAGCCAACCGCAAAGCCCGGCAAGGCCGGGAAAGATCAGGAAACCAACCGGGATCGCAGCAACAATCGTGACAACAACCCACTCGAACGCTTTAGGGTATTTTTCTTCCATGTATTTTGCTGCGAAGGCAACGCCAATTGGAATTCCCGTCAAATACAGGAAAAAAGCCACCCCGCCTATGGTTTCAAAAGAGAAGACTGAATTACGACTTCTATCCATAAACACGTCATGAACTGACAGGGAAGCATGCATCAGAGCATTCCATACCATGACGTTCACATCCCATATCGCAAACTTCAGCGATATGAGAAAAATATGTAATGAATGTCTGTAACAAAAAGAAACCGCCTCCCAAAAGGTTTGCCATGTGTCTGCCGTGGCGGGCTTTGGGTTAAAGAAATCTCCTTGGACTATAAAATAGATTATAAGTGCTACCCCTCCTAACAATAGCACCATTCCGCCTCCGCTTTCGTCGCCTCCACCTCCACCAATGACATATGTTTCTGTCTTCCCGTCCGCCTCGTAATAATATCTCGTAACCCAAACATATCTGGTTTCATACTGGCACGTCGTGAACGGGTCAGGCCGGTGAATCGTTACCGGAACATAGTCAAACTCCCTCTTCATCATGATTAGCCCCCGATAGATGAATGATTGAGGATGAGTGCCAAAGAGCGAATGTCTCGCTCGTCTCATAGGTTCTGTGGCAAGGCTTGCTAGCCTTTTTTCAGCTCGTAGAAGTGCCAGCCGTCTGAATATTTCTCGGCTTTCAGCTCTTTTTCCCGGAAAAGCTCCAGCGCGTGTCTGTTTTCGACCGGGCTGTTCGCCGTCATCGTGAAGTTGAGTTTGATCCTCACGCTGATGTGCGAAACGATTTTGCCGTCCTTGTCCACCGCCGGATCGGTACGGTTCAAAACCTTGCCAAACACCCAGCGCCCTTTCAGGCAGGCGGTTCCGTTCTGCCACACGCCCGCGCTCTTCGCCTTGTCCGTCAGCTCGGCCACAGCGCCGTCATAGCGGATGCCTTTCAGCGCATTCCAGACCTCGTCAGAAGATTTGGGTTGATAGAGCGCGCCCGGTATTCCGGGCTTCGAAAACCTGAAGGCGCTCTCGCCGGGATAACCGCCCGTGTGGACATTCAGATACCCGTCACTCATCAGAATTCCGATGATGAGGCCGTCTATATCCTGCCAGTCGATGAAGGCGTCTTCGGCCAGCACGAACCTGTCCGGCTTGTTCGTTTGCTTGATCTTTGCCTGTGTCAGGCAATGCTCGACGCTCTTCTGGGAAATAAGATGGTCATTGACGGCCCCCTCGATATCCGAGTCCGACAACCCTTCACCACAGCCCGCCAGCCCCAGACAAAACAGACCACTCATGAGGCGGGTCACGCTGCCCGGCTGAACCAGCACGGCAGGCTTCAGGCGGCGAATGCGCTCGATCATCTTCATTTTGCCGATAGCTCCGGTGAGGCTGGATTAACTGGAAGTCGGTTGAGCGGATGGGGCGGACTATTGAGGCGGAACGCGCTTCGCAGCCAGCCCGGCAGGGACGGCACTTCCGTCCTCGAACCGCCAGCCGCTTCCGTCTTGCGCTTCGTAAATCCGCCGACCGTCGGGGAGCCGCCATGCCCGCGCCTGCACGGCCTTGAGATTGGCGTCGGCGCTGGACTGCTCGTGCCCTGCCTGCTCCTTGGCGCGTCGGGTCGCTTCGTCCAGCACCTCGGCCTTCTTCGCCACCCGTTCACGAAGGAGTTTCATCCCCTCGTCCTTGTCGCGCCCACAGCGCTTTTCCATCATCGCCATGACGATGCGGGCGGGGTCCTCATCGGGGAATTTGGCCGCGTTGCGGAAGATGGCGGCATTACCCGCCGCCGGGTCTTCGCCGTACCAGCGATTGACGCAGTTCGAGCGAACCGTCGCGCCGTCCGTTTCCTGAAAATGCCGGGCGATAGCGGCGACCACCTGCCCGATAAAGCTGGGTTGCTGAACTTCACTCTGGTCAGCATGGGCCACACCACCGGCAAGGCCGAGCGTCACCACGCCAGCGAGGGCGCAGGATAGCGCTTGTCGGTTCAACAACCGGGCGGCAAGATCCCCAAAGCCCAACCTGCGCTGTGCTTAAGGGTTCCCTTTCGGACACCGGAGCAGGATGATGTGGCAACCCCCGGACAGCTAAACAAGACTGCCTGTGGTTAAGTGCTAGCAAAGCATTAACCAGACTTATGCATATAATCGTAAGTGGAGTTCAGGACGTGCGCCGAAGCGTTCAAAAAGGAACCGTTTCGATCACATGAACTCACTATATCCGGTAGCCCTGTATCCAGCAAGGTTACTCGTTGGCATGCATGTGGCAATTATGGAGTGTCAGCGTATGAGGATCGGGTACGCCCGCGTTTCGACCGAAAACCAGAGCTTGGACTTACAGCGCCGCGCCCTGCTGGGCGCAGGCTGCGAAACCGTGTTCGAGGATCACGGTGTATCCGGCGCGGCGGTACGCCGCCCTAACCTCGACCGTGCGCTCACCGCGCTCAACCCCGGTGACGTGCTGGTGGTGTGGAAGCTTGATCGGCTCGGCCGGTCACTCATTCATCTGGTCGAAACGATCAAGTCGCTCGGCGAACGAGACATCGGCTTCCTGTCCCTCAACGACAACATCGACACGACCTCACCCGGCGGACGGCTCATGCTGCACGTCCTCGCCGCCTTTGCGGAGTTCGAGCGCGAGTTGGTATCGGAACGCACCCGCGCCGGGATGCAAGCCCGCAAGGCGCGGGGTGAGCCAGTCGGGCGGCGGCGCAAGCTGCTGCCGCAACAGGCTGAACAGGCCCGGCAGCTCCTTGAACAGCCAGGACGGACAAAAACTGCCGTGGCCCGGCACCTTGGGGTTAGCAGAACAACTCTGCACAGAGCACTTCAATCTATTAATATGCTAAGATAGGATTTAGAGATTTAATTTCATATTATTGGATATAGTATAGACACATAGAAGTTCAATATTTTTATTTTATCATATCTTAATTTTCTTTTTAGCTGCTTCTTGAAATTTTTCTCCCATCATTTTTACAAACCTCGGATCGTACCCTCTATTTGATTTAAGAATATTTATTACTCTATCACTTATAGGGAGAAGGAAATTTGCATGGTCTTTTAGCATAACCTCAAAGAATTTCGACTCTATCTGACCGTTTAGCTCAGCATGCCATCCATCATAAAATATATTAACAATATAAAATATAATTGCCTCAGCACTATAATCACCATCCTCTTCAACACCTAATTTTAGCCAAGATTCTCGGAAATTTTCGTCCGTTGCTGTAAGCAAATTAAATCTTTGCCATTGTTCGTTCAAATTCTTTGCAATATCAACTTCTCTAGTCTTTTTAGAAGATGATTCAATGCTCTTAGCAATTTTAAAAGTTACAATAACTTGACAAATTGCAACCAAAGTATATAGAATATTCGCTATAGCAGAAATTGCAGAGGAGAGTTCTGTCGACATGGGTTTTCTTTCATATGTGTTTAATTTTTACACAACAAAAGAATCTGGAATAGCTAAGGCTGTTAGGAGGGATGCTGAAATTCTAAACAATTGGAATCAAGGCCGAGCGCCTGTTTGGGATCCCCCTCAGCCAGATGGCTGTTCAATACCGAAAACGATCGAAATTTTATCAAATGCCGCCGATCTCTTGGAAAAGAAGAGTCCATTTGCAATCCCCACTCTTTGGGCCATATACAATAAAAAGTGTCCTTTTAAGTTGGTTGTATAGCAAGCCGAATAAGCTCAAAATATGAGATTTTGTTCACGTTCATACAATTTTGCCACACGCCTTTTAACCGCTGATGCACCGGGCGGGCGGTGCGAGTGATGAACTGGCGATACGGTTCAATGGTCTTCTCCCGGCTCGATGCCGGGGGAAGGCCCCGCGCCGCTAAGCGAGGAAGCCTTGCCCCCGGCAAGGGCGAAGCCCCCACTAACACAGACTGAGGCAAACTCTGTCACTGGAGACCGATGACAGAGCGACCGGGATCGCATCCAGTTCCGGGATACGCCAATTAGAAAACGTTAGCTGCCCTTGACAAGGCACGCAGGGACAGCCATATACCTCACATCACTCGCGTGAGATATATGATTCAATGAAGATCGACATCAAAGAGCTTGGCGGTAGCAGCGTTTTGGCCGGCGCGTTGAATGGCAGAGCCATGCTCAATCGCCTGCTCGATGCCACGTCCGCAGAAGCGGCGAAACCGATACCGATCTTTCTGGACTTCTCCGGGATTGAGGTCGCAACGGCGAGCTTTCTGCGGGAAAGCATACTTGCGTTCCGGAATATCGTGCGTGGGCGGCGATCCCAATACTACCCGCTCGTAGCCAATGCCGATCCCATCGTTCAGGATGAATTACTTGAAATCCTGAAGCCGCGTGGAGACGTATTGATGACATGCATCCTTACTGAAGATGGTACAGTAGGTGCGGCGATGCCCCTGGGCGAGCTTGATCCGAAGCAACGGTTGACGTTCGATCTGGTGCACGAGCGTGGCGAGACTGATGCTGGCGCATTGATGCGTGACTTCGGCGAAAGTGAAGGTGTGAAACACACCACGGCGTGGAACAACCGGCTGGCATCCTTGGCTGCGCTCGGTTTGATCATAGAACAGAGCCAAGGACGTTCGAAACGCTATCGTCCCCTGTTCGAAGGAACCTAAGCCATGGGCGCGGACTTCATCGAAAAGGCGGCTCCGACCTTTCGAAAGAGTTGGGACCGCGCAAGACTATCTTTGGCAACGGCTGATCTATTCACAAGAACACCTAACTGCACCGTGCGGACAGCGGCAGCTGACATTCTCGGTGATGCAAATCTCGAAGTGGGTGAGCGACTGACGGTCGAGGCTCAAAACGGCGACCTTATCGCAAGACGAGGTAACAGCAGCGTAGCCCGCTTCACCAATCCTGCTCCCGAACTTCTAAACGCGGTCGTGGCCTCTTGCGGTATCGCCAAGGGCACTGTCGAGCAAGTTTATACCATCGCAGGCGTTGCGGAGATTTCTCTATGCTAACCGGCGCAGAGCAAAATACCAAAACCAAGAGCGGACATAAGAAACAGCAAAATGCCAAACGGAATGTCCGACGCGAGCGGAAACTATGGCACGAACCGGAGATCGCAATTGGTTCATTGGGCTGCGCCGCTTGTCCTGATTTTCGTGTCTGCGGTGGATTGAAGCTTAGAACCGCATTCTTTGACTGTCTTCAGTTCTGCTGCGGAAAACCCGATGAGTGCGACCGCGTATGCCGGAACCATCCCGAATTCGCGGATCGGGTCCGAGAGGTCGGGACATTCGACCTCGATACCGTGCCACACGCGCCCGTGCTGACCGCTCCCGCCTTGCCCCGCATAGTCCCGATCATCTATGACCGGACCAGCCGGCGGCAACCCTTGCCGCTTGATGCTGTGGCGCTGCCTCTCTACTCAATGTTTGACCGGCGATCCGGTATGCCTCGTCACACCTCGCATGCGGCCCTTTGTGAGGCGTTCGTGGTGAGGCCCGGCTCTACCCTCGTCCTAACCGGCACCGATGAGGATGCGCCGCTGGAACGATGGTGGGAGTTGGGCGCAGCGAGGCGGCAACCGATCATTCAGTCAATGAAAGCCGCAGGTATCGGGCTGGTGACAACTCCGAATTTCAGCCTTTTCCTTGACCGTCCGCGTTGGGATGATCTCCACGCTATGAAACGGATCGCCACCATTCATTCCGAGTTTCTGAATGAGGGGTTGCCGGCTGCCCTGCATGTGAATGGGCGAACTGATATGGATTTCAGGCGCTGGACGGACTACGTCGCCAGTCGGCCGGAAATCACGCATGTAGCCTACGAGTTCACCACAGGCACCGCACGCCGACCGGAACGGCATGCAAAGTGGCTGGCCGAACTAGCAACCACGGTCAACCGTCCACTTCATCTTGTGGTGCGTGGCGGGCTGAAGGCTTTGCCTGTCCTTGCAGGCAAGTTTGCCAGCGTGACCCTGCTTGATACGTCCATCTATATGAAAACAATCATGCGCCAGCGCGCTTTCCCGAAAAGCAACAGCGCGCTTGGATGGGCCTCTGCTCCAACGGAGCGCGGAGCGCCAATTGATGATTTGTTTGAAGATAACTTCCGAGCAAAGGAAGCTTGGGCTGGAGATTTGGCGGTTTTTTCTTATGGAGCGCATCCATAAATATGGATACTCATAGAGCGTCGCCTCTCGACTTCACGGCACTTGACGGCTTAGCGTTTGCTGCCGAGCGCGGAAGGCTAAACGGTCGGCCAGTACCGCGCCTTATAGCGCATCAACTCGGACCCGTTCTGGAACTTGCTCAGTTCGCAGCTTCCGGGCTGCTCCCGAACCCGTCGAATGCCCCATGGCTCGCCCTCAATGGGTTCAGCCCCATGGTGCAAGCGTTGATCGACGGCAAGGAACGGTGGCATTGCCCTGAATCCCGCCTCTCCGGTTTCTTGCGTACCAGAGCACTTCTTCCGAACGACGAATCCGAGTGGACCGCCTTTTGCCTGATGGCGCAGCAGGCGGCCATTGCAGCTGGATTTCACCGTCGTGTTGCCGCGCAGCTTGCCGCTGCCCTGGGCGAACTCCATAGCAATGTCTACGAACATTCGAATGCATCTGACACAGGGATTGTGGCGTTCCGATCAAGTCCTGCTCAATTCGAGTTTGTGGTTAGCGATCTGGGGATCGGCGTTCTGAACAGTCTGCGCAGCGGCACGGACTATTTGAGCTTGAACGACCATGGAGAAGCGCTACGGCTGACGCTTACCGATGGCGTTTCCCGGTTCGGAGCTAATTCAGACCGGGGCCGGGGTTTCCGCCCGCTATTCATCGGTCTGGCGAATCTGAACGGAACGTTGCGGTTTCGGTCGGGCGACCATGCTCTGGTGATCGACGGCCGAACGCCGTCGTTGATGACGGCCCGCCCAGTTCAGAGGGCTGCAATCAGCGGCTTTCTGACATCGGTCTTGTGTAAGAACACCATCGGGTCCACGCATGGATAGCATCCGTCTGAACGATATCGCCCCTGACTCTCAGGGGGCTAGGGGAAAGGCCGCATCTCTCCGGCCATAGTCCAGCGGCGGGACGCTGGCGCATCCAACCCACGCAGGGTTGGCCGATGGATGGGGTCAGGGCGGGAAAACGGCGTCTCCCACTCGGTCGGGGTTCCAAGGGCAGGCAGTCCCTTGGTTAAGGGGATCGAAGGGGGCGATGACACGCGCCCCCTTGCCATGGAGGTGTCGGGGGAGCAAGGGCGGTTCCTCTGATCGCTGATGCACCGGGCGGGCGGTGCGAGTGATGAACCGGCGATACGGTTCAATGGCCTTCACCCGGCTCGATGCCGGGGGAAGGCCACAGCATCCGTTGGCGTTGCGGTCATGGTTTCCATGGCCGGAATGCTTAGGGATGCCCAGGGGGGATGCAACGGGGGGCGGGACGCCCCCCTTGCCAAGATGCGTGTTGGACGTAGTACAACACACATCTTGCGCGCAGCGGAAATCACTTCGTATTACATGATTTTTCGGGGTGGCAGGCTGTGTAGTACATACCATTCCCGTCTCAAGAGGCGACAGCTTCCAGCAGTTTCCTTGCCAGTGTGTTGACCGACAGGAAGCCGCTGTCTCGTGGATCGGCGGCACCGTTCGGCAGCATGCAGGTATTGGCGGTGGCGATGGCGATGGCCGATGTGTGGATGAACCGGCGGCGGAAGAGCTGCACCGGGTCGCGCCCGCCCTCTCCACGCCAGCCCAGCCCTTCATAGAAGCGGTGAATCAGGTCGATGGCCTCGGTCGCGGCGGTGACGATTTTGACATACTTTATGCTCACCTGAAAGGAGGACGTATGCGCAGAGGTTGCTCTTGAAACGTATTTGACATGGAAGCTTTTGGTTTATAATCTTAATGGAACCATTGGAGTGCTATCTTGAGAGATAAAATGAGTGCATTTCAAAAAACATCGACGTTTGGTATAGAATTATGCAGCTTCGCATAATCTTTGCTGCGCTAATTTTTATGGGCTCATACCTTCCTTTGAGCTTAATATTGCTATCTCAGGATTTTAATTACGACCTTATATCAGAGGGTATTTGCGCAGACTGGCTAAATTTTTTCTCGGAATGTAAAATACCCTTCAAGAATCCTTGGTTTGCCATTCTGTTTTTTACTTTATGCTTCTCTTGCCTTATAACCACTTTTGTTGTGTTGCATTCCCTAAAACCAAAAAGAGAAATAACAATAATAGAGTCCAAGCATATACCGGCTGATTTAATGAATTATGTCCTTCCTTATGTAGTGTCATTTATGAGTTTAGATTATAGTGAGAAGAACAAATTTATAGGGTTCGCCATATTTATAATATGGATATTTTGGATTAGCTATATGTCAGGAAGAGTAATATTTAATCCGGTACTCATAGCATTTGGATGGAAGCTTTATGAGATAAAATATTCCTTCATATCAAGCACAACAATTTTAACTGGCTTTGCTTTGTCTAGAGTAGATCTGGTGCCAAGAGAGACATATAGACAACAATCCGTCCAAGATGTGATTGTTGTCAAACACAGAAAGGGGAATCAAAGTCATGCCTGAGGAATTATTAACCAGACCGCTTGATCATCTGAACAGTTTTTCACTAGAAAATGCTTCTGTTACATTGTGGACTTTTAAAAAGTCTCAAAAATCTGGCCAAACTCTACCTACCTTTACTGGATATTGGGTTGAAGCAACTGATGAGGTCGATAATGCCTTAAAGGATGCTGTGCGCCTTGAACGTGATCGGATAACTGAGACGCATGAATACGGATTACTAGCTCAAAATAATGAGACAAGCGCTTTAACTATTTCCTCTATAGAAACAAATTCAGAGTTAATACTATCTCAGGCCGCAGATGAAATTGATTCTAAAAAAGTGAAGAAGGTAAAGAATCTCCAAAACACAGATTTTTATGCTGTAAAATTTGTTTCGGGAGGAAAGGTATTGTATTCGGTCAAAAAGACTGACTACACATGGAAAACGAAAAAGGAAAAAAATGCTATATCTATTTTTTTCAGCGATGATCAAATTGGGCTGTCTGAAGATCGATCTTTCAGCTTATCGAAATACGTTGATTTTTTTATTATAGAAGGAATAGTTTTAATTACCAACAAACAAAATTTTGAATCCGTACTTAATTACAAAAAAGCCCATATTGAAGATTTTTCTTCATTACAGAGTGAAAGAGAGTTTTCTTCTATATTTTCCGATATGTCAGAAATAGTTACTTACGTAGGGGCTAATAAAATGCATTTACGTAGAGTTTCTGCTATAAGGCAAAAGGGCCATTATAAAAATGCTTTGTTCATGGATAACTTAAAAAACCACCATGAGAGATTTGGCTTGAAGATTAATTTTGATAATGATGGAAAGATCATTCCTTGCGCTGAAACCTGCAAGGATATATTTGTATCTCTTCTGGATCATAGGCTTATATCACCATTTAGTAATGATCACATATATGACGTGCAGAATACTGACAGGGTAAATGTGTAG